ACGAAACCACGCGACGCCAACGCGTCGAGCACGCGTGCGAAATCGATATCGTCGTCAACAGGGCGCTTCATCCTTGGCGGCCGTTGTCTTGGTCGCCGCGCGCCGCGCACGATCGCCGCGCCGTGGTTTGGTGTTCGCCATGATTCCTCCGATGCGCGCCGCAATGAATCGGGCGCGCTCGCTATCAACATAGGATTGGTGCGGATCGGTGCGATGCGATTTTGCGCATGCCTGTGCAGATAGCGGTTTGAAAATCGTTGCTTCGGTAATAAAATCGGACCAGCCGAAGCAGGAGATTTTGTCAATGCCCCAAACTAGCAAGCAACTCACCGCCGACGACTATGCCCGCGCGGCTACCGCGCTAGGCGTGCCGGTCGCTGCCGTAAAGGCGGTGACGGAGGTGGAGAGCAACGGCAAGGGCTTCCTGCCGGATGGCCGCCCACTGATCTTGTTCGAGCGCCACATCATGCGGCGCCAGCTCGTCGCGGCAGGTCACGCGATGGATGCCGCGCGCTACAACCTGACCGACCCTAACATCGTCAACTCGAAGCCCGGAGGCTACGTCGGTGGTGCTGGCGAATGGGATCGTCTGGCACGTGCGATCGAGATCAACCGGCCGGCGGCACTGGAATCGGCGAGTTGGGGCCTGTTCCAGATCATGGGATTTCACTGGAAGCTGCTGGGCTTCGCGTCGGTGCAGGCGTTCGTCAACGCCATGTACACGAGCGAGGGCGCGCAGCTCGACGCGTTCGTCGCCTTCGTGAAGGCCAGCCCGAACCTGCTGCGCGCGCTCCGTGCCAAGAACTGGCCGGACTTCGCGCGCGGCTACAACGGGCCGGGGTACGCAACCAATAAGTACGACACCAAACTCGCCGAAGCATACGCGCGTCACAGCCAAACGGGAGCCGCATGAACCTCATCGAAAACGCCGGCCAGTGGCACAAGCTCTGGTCGATCCGCTTTGCTCTGTTGAGCGCCATGCTCGCGGCGGCCGAGGCATCCCTGCCGCTGTGGCAGGACATCGTGCCGCCTCACGTGTTTGCGTCGCTCTCGACGCTGTGCGGCATCGCTTCGGCGGTGTCGCGCGTGGTGCAGCAGCCGGCGCTCCGGGCCGGCGTCGACGGCACCGACCCGCAGTGAAGATCGCCCGCCCATGCCTCACGGTCCTCGGCCGATCATCACGCCCCTTCTTCCTGGGGTGGTGATGCAACGGTCAACGACGAGGGTGGCACATGAACACGACGACATGGACAGAGATGAATCCGCCGGATAGCCAACTGTGGGGGTTGATCGGCGGCGCTGCTGGCGCGGTGGTCGCCGCGTTCGTCATGCTGCGCAAGTACCTGTCCCGCGATGCGGTCGATCGTGCTGGCGACGCCGCCGACATCGGCGCCATCAAGCGCCTGAACGACCTCCTGGACGAGGAGCGCAAGGCGCGACGCGAGGCCGAAACGCGTGCCGACATGTTCGCCAAGGAGCGAAACGAAGCGATCATGCAGATCGGCGAGCTGAAAGGGCAGATCGCGGCGCTGACCATGCAGGTCGCGCTGCTGAACAGCAAGGTTGAGCAATATGCAAATCCCCAAGCTGCTGCGCCTCAAGAGCAATCTTGAGCGCTTCTACGCCGCGCACCGGCGGTCGTTCAACGAGATCACGGTGTGGTCGCTGATCATGCTGCTGGCGGTCAGCAGCGGATCGGTTGGCTACTACCTCGGCGACTTGCAGAACAACGTCGAGCTGGCTGCCACGCGAGCGCAGCACCAGCAAGACCTGGACCATCTGCGCGCCGCCTACGAGGCGGCCATGGCCGAGCGCGACGCGCGCCTTGACTATCTCGCTAGTCAGGTGGCGCAGGCGGCCCGCGCGTCGCAGCACGCCGCCACGACGGCCGAGCGCGCCGCGACCGCGCCGAAAGCGGAATCCCCGACGCGCCGCCCGCAGGGCGTGCCGTACCTGCCGCAACTGCCTCCGTCACTGTACAAGGGCGGATGATGAACCTGATCAACTGGAAGGGCTACGCCATTGCCGCCGGCGCCGGCGCGCTGGTCGCCGCGATCCTGGCCGCCTGGGGCGCCTGGGCGATCCAGGCCAACCGGTACGATGTGCAGATCGCAGAGCTGAAGCGCGTGCACGCTGAGAAGTTGGGCGAGATCGCCGCGAAGGGCGCCGAGCAGGCCCGCGAGGCGCTGGATTGGAAAGACCGGGCAGAGAAGGCCACCGCCGAGATCGACGCCCGACAACAGGAGAACGATCGTGTCAAAGCTGAAAATGCTCGTCTTGCTGACGAGCTGCGCACTGGTGCTCGCCGCGTGTTCGTCGCTGCCAAGTGCCCCGCCGCTGCCGGTAGCAGCAAAGTGCCCGGAGCCGCCCCCGCCGCCCGCGTGGACGATGAAGGCGCGCGAGCCGAACTTGACCCTGCGGTTGCGGAGCGAATGGTCGGAATCACCGACGACGGCGACGACGCCATCCGCGAACTGACCGCCTTGCAGGACTACGTGCGACGAGTCTGTTTGGCGCCACGCAACTAGCGGACGGCACGGCGCTCTCTGCGCGCCGCTGCCTGGGCAGCAAGGGCGGCGCTGTTGTCGCTCGGCCCTCGGCGCTTCAGCTCTTTGCCACGCCGGCGCGGCTTGGCAGGCTCGATGCAGATGGCAATGTCGAGCCACTTCCAGCCGTCGTAGATGTCGCCGGTCCCCTTCAGCCTCGTGTAGCGGCGCAGCACGTTCCAGTTTTTGTGCGCACTCACCCGCGTCACCTGCGGGATGTCCAACCCCGTCTCGAACAGGTGCGACACGCCCTCGCGGCGCAGGTCGTCGAGTGGGATGACGGCCTTCCCGCTGTACTGCGCCATCAGCAGGAAAGCCGTCTGCATTGACCTGTCGCTCACTGGCCGGCATCCAGGCTGGAGCGGAACAGGTCGGCGGCATCCTGCGGCGTGGCTGGCGTCATGATGGCGCGGCCGGTGCCGGCCTCGCCGTCGACCACGAACGTGACGTCGCGGCCGTGCGTCCAGAACGGCGTCAGCTTCAGCTCCTGGCCGACGAACTCCGCCGCCTTGCCGTCACCGTCCGGCGTCTTGCCCCAATACTCGCCGTTGCACCAGTAGCCGGCCGGCGCCATGTCCTCGGGCGGCATGGCCGGCGCATCCACGATCGTAATGACGGAGCCGCTGCGGTGGGCCATGGCGATCACGGTTTCATCGCCGCCGCCCATGTCGACGAACGCCCGTACTTCAGGCGAGGCGTCTGGCGCGCACGTGATGACGACCTGGGCGCCGCTCTCATCGACGCCAGCGGCGGCAAACAGGTCGTTCACGTCCACCACGCCCGGAGCGACTGCCGCGAGTGCGCCTGCCGTGCTGATCGCCAGCGCCTTCTCCTGCATGGCCTCCTGCTGGCGCGCGATCGCGGCCTGTTGCTCGGCCAATTCGCGCTGCTGGCGCTCCAGCTCCGCGCGTTGCTCGGCCATGCGGCGAGCTTCCTCCTCCTGGGCGGCGCGCTCGGCGGCGAGCCGTGCGGCTTCCGCCTCGCGGGTCTTGGCCGACTCCAGGAGCGTGCTCAGGATGCCCAGGGCGTTGTCGCGCGCCAGTGTGGCCTCGGCCACGAACTCGGCGAAAACATCCTCGGTGGGCGTGAAGCCTTGCAGGTCGTCATAGGTGGCTTGCAGTTGCTCGGCGGTGTCGCTGGCCGACTGCATTGGCAGTGCCCGGATGTCGTTGATCTTGGCCTGGATGCCCGCCACGCGCTCACGTTCGGCGCGTGCGCGCTCCTCCTTTTCCGCCTCGATCTTTGCATCGTAGTCGTCGCGCAGGCCGAATATTCGTTCCTCCTCCGCCTCGGTGATGCCGAGCAGGCGCTTCTCCTCGGCGATCACGGCGGAGCAGAACGCCGTGGCATCCTCGCGCGCGGCCTTGCCAGTCTTGGTGATGGTGATGCGGGCATTCTTCAGGTTCATGCCTGCGCGGTGCGCTTCTTCGCGTCCGTTAGCGTCGACCACGGTGGTGATCGCGGCCGACTTGGCGACCAGCTCGCGCAGGTGCGTCTCGGTCTTGGTGGAGTCCAGCACGATCACGGCACGCTCGGCCGGCGGCAGGCTGGAGATGGTCGTCACGGCCGTTTGCTCGGCGGCCTGGGCGTTCTTCTTGGTCATGGTAGTCCCTTGTGCTGTGGTGGTGGAGAAAGGGATTGGTCAGGCGGCGGCGTTCTCGCCGGCCGCATCAGTGGCGCCCGCCGGCGCCGTGCTGCCCTGGAGGCAGCGCTCCTCGTATGAGCGCACGTCCTCCTCGCGGTAGCGGATGGTGTTCTTTCCGATCACGATCCAGGCGGGGCCGATCTTCTGGCGCCGCCACTTCTGGATCGTGCGCTCCGTCACGTCGAAACGCGTGGCAAGGTCGGCTTCGGTCAGGTGGTTCGCCATGCCCGTCACTCCGCTGCCTGGGCCATGGCCTGGGCGTCGGCGGCCGGCTGGCGCGCTACTTCCTGCTTGGCCTTGTTGACGATGCCGCCGAAGCGGGAAGGGCGGCGCGCTTCTTGCTCGGCGCGGCCGTCCGTCAGGGCTGCCGGCGCTGTGCCCGCCACGGCCGCCGTAGCGCCCAGGTCGAGCACTTCGCCGCGCTGATTGAAGCCCTCATAGTCCTCGTTGTCGTGGCCGATCGCGCTCTCCAGGCGCTTCGAGCTGTTGGGCAGGAGCTTGGCGGCGCGCTTGATGACGGACTTGATCGCCATCTGGTCGTACCACTTCGTCCACGGGCTGTTGGCGCCGTCGCCGGACTTGGACGCGCCGCGCACCTTCTCGATGTCACGGCGCGGCATGACCTCGCGGTGCACTTCGCCGTTGGTGAAGCGCACGACGATGTAGGCCGCGATGATCTTGCCGGGGTCGTCCTCGCCCAGGTACGGCTCGTGCTCCAAGCGCGGATCGTCGCCGCGCACGAAGCGGAACAGGTCGCGCTCGTACACGGCAGCGGCGTCGACGTGGCTGATCTCGCCGGAGTTTCGGATCAACTTCAGCAGGCCGCGCACCATGGGCAGGTACTGAACGGTCGGCACCCACTTATCGACCTGCCGATTGCCTTCCCACACCTTGGTCTTGGTGGAGTAGACGTTCAGCACTGCCTCGCGGGCGTCCGGCAGGAGGCCGTCCTGTGCGGCCTTCATGCAGGCGACGAACAGGGATTGGCGGTCAGCGTCGAGCAGATCGGGGTTCACCTGCACGGCGGTCAGTGCCGTGCGGATGAATCGCTCCGCCGGGATATCCTCCGGCAGGGCCTTGGCGATCTCGCCCTTCTGCTTCTCCAGGGTGTTGCGGATGTGGGCAAGCTCCTGCCGGCGCCAATCGGCCTCGGTCATCGGCTGCTGCTGTTGGTTCGGGTCGGTCATGATGATCGCTCACTCGGTATGGTGCGGGATGGTGCGGCTCACGCCGCTTGCTTGTTTCGTTCGCGCCAGTTTGCGGTACGCAACGCGTTGCATGCCTTGCACTTCCTGCTTCCCTTATGGGTGTACAGGTTGTCCCCGCTATAGGCGTGGCCACGAGGACAGTGCGTCTTGTGTGACTGCCCAGCGATGGCTCTTCCCTTGGCGTCCCTGTCCGCCATGTTGTCGTTGTGCGTGCCAACAAACAGGTGGGACGGGTTCACGCAGGCCGGAGTGTCGCAGTGGTGGCAAACCTCCATCCCGGCAGGGATTGGCCCAACGAACAGGCGATACGCTACGCGGTGCGCTTGCTCTGCCTTTGGGTTCCCGTTGTCATTGACTCCGGTGTAGAGGCGTCCGTAACCCTTATCATCAATGGCTGCCGTCCACAGGTAGCACCCTGTCGTTGGGCACGGATCGAACTTTGCCTCGAAGCGCTCAAGTATGGTGCTCATGCTGCTTTGTCCGGGGTAATCCTGACGTTGCGAAACGGCGGCACCGTGGCCTCGATCGTCGTGGCCGGGATGTCGCTCACGCTGATGGTGTAGCGCTTGCTGGCAGCGCGATCGTAGACGCGGTAGCTCTCCTTGTTGGTGCCCGCCGAGATGTTGAAGCCATTGGCGCGGATGCTCTTGGCGTGCTCGATGATAGCGATGATCTCGGCCTGCGCCGCCTTCTTCCGGCCCTCGGCCGCTTTCTCCTCGGCGCCGGCGGCCTTGTACGCTGCACACAGCTCGGCAAGGCGCGGCTCGTCGGACAGGTCGACGCTGCTGCCGTCGTTGTCGCGGTAGAGCTGCTTGATCGTGTCGCCATCGCGCGTGTAGTCCGGCTGCGGCGCGGCGCCGGCGTCGACGCGCATCCAGAACTGCGCCACCTTCTCGCGGATCAGCGCGCCGACTTCTGTGTCGCGTTCGCGCAACGAGACCTTCGGCGTGTTGCCGCCGACCAGCGGGGCGATCATCGACCAGCCCAGGCCCGCGACTTCAAGTTGGTGCTGCACCTGGAATTCGATGTGCGCCGGCGCCTCGATGTCGTCGCCGTCGTCAATCCAGGCGCGGCGGAATTGCAGGCCGTCGACGTTCTTGATCTCCATGATGCCGTCGCCGTGGCGCTCGAACATGCGGCGGGCTTCGTTGGACGGGTGGCCGGCAACCGTGCCGACGATCTTGAAGTCGAACGACGCGCCCATGCGCAGCGCCGGGAGGCGCATGTACGCCTTGAACGGTTCGACGATCAGGCCGTAGTCCTCGGCGATGCCGGCGGCGATGGCGCTTTCCAGGCGCTTGCCCCAGGTCATCCGCTCGTTCTCCTTGAACTCCGCCACGATGCGCTTGGTCTTGCGCATGAACAGCTCGTATTCGGTGGCGTAGGGCGAGGCGCCGAACAGGGCGGCGGCCTCGGTGCTGGTCAGGTCGTCGGCCCGCATCGCCAGCCATTCGGCCTCGTTGGCGGGGTTCAGCGTCACGCGTTCAATGCTCATAGTATGATCTCCATGCGCCACCCTATGCGGCGTGCATGCAGAATAGCACCAGTGGTACGAAAATCAAACCGTTTTTCTTCAATGTTCGCAAAAAGTGCAATGCAGTTGTGCGGCGGCGACAACGGCATCGGTCATCATGGGCTGAATGAGGCTAGAATTCCCCATCATTTCGCTTCATTGCGGTTCGCATACAACACCACATGAAGGGAAAAGCAACCACTCTGGTTGCGAAAGTGTTACGATTTCATTACCATGATCATAGACGATTCTCGAAAAGGATAGCGATATGAATATGTTGACCGAGCTGGATGTCACCGGACCATCAGCCCGTGCGCTGCGTAAATCGCTGGGGATGAAGCAGACGGAGTTCTGGAGTCGCATCGGCCTGTCGCAATCCTGTGGTTGCCGCTACGAGCGCGAGGGCAGCCCGATTCCCCTCCCGTACCAGCGCCTCATCTTCTTGCACTACGTGGCGGGCCTGCCGGTCGATGCCGGCACCAAGGAGAAGGCCGCAAGCCTGATTGAGCTGGGCACGATCTCCAAGGACGCCGAGAAGGTTGCGCGGCTGCGCGCAGCGGCGGCCAAGGCCGACAGCATTTCGGCTGCGCTGAAGGGCGCGGTCGGTGCCGCGAGCGAGATCAGCGCGGCCGTTTGATTCACCTGGAAGGGCCAGCCGATAGGCGCCGGCGCCGTTCTTGAAAATCGAGTGCCCCGAAAGGGGCGTGCGGGTTCGACTCCCGCCCCTTCCGCCAATTTCCACGCCGCCAGCAAGGCGGCTTTTCTCCGCACAGTGCAGCACCATACACAGGAGGTTTTATGCAGATGATCGGACTGGCGCGGCTGGGCGCCGACATGGAGGTTCGTTACACGCCGAACGGCGATGCCGTTGGCAACATGAGCCTCGCATTCAACTACGGCAAGAAGGACACCGGTGGTAACCGCCCGACGCAGTGGATCAGCGCGTCGCTTTGGGGCGAGCGCGCAGAGAAGTTGGGGACGTGGCTCACGAAGGGCCGCCTGATCCTCGTTCACCTGGACGAGCCGCACATCGAGGTGCGCGAGCACAACGGCAAGACCTACCACAACCTCGTCGCGCGCGTGGCGCATCTCGAATTCGCTGGTGGCAATGAGGGCGATGAGCGCGGCGGCCAGCAGCAGCGCCAGAGCGGCGGCAATGGCGGCGGCCAGAGCGCGCGAGGCCAGCATGGCGATGGTGGCGCCGCCTACCGGCAGGCCAGCGGCAGCGGCCCGGCGCGCCAGCGCGCTCCGCAGCAGCGCGAGCCGCGCGACAACGGATTCGAGAGCGGCGGCGGACGTGGGCCGGATGGGTTCGAGGATGACGTGCCGTTCATGTCGGCGCAGCACCACCGCCTGGACCACGCATTCTGAGTGCCACTGTCAACCACCCCGGTCTGAAGGCCGGAGCTTGTAAGAGCTCGAGTTGACCAGGGAAAGCGGTAACCAGCCCGCTACGTTGCAAGTAGGTACAAGACCGACTCCGGAATGCTTCTCCAGTTCCGGACTCTCGAAGTTGCGGTAGCAGACAAGCTACAGGGTACGCACGAAACGGACCGCAACAAGGCAGGGCAACCTGCCTAAGCCGGCTTGCAACATTCCCGAGGAGAGCGTCACCGCGAGGTGACCGTCACAAGGCCCGTAAGGGCTGACAGCTGGAAAGACAGCATGGTTTAACGTAAAAAGGAGCACTTTTTGTCAGTCTTTGTCCTGGGTCGCAACGGAGCGCCGTTGATGCCGTGCAGCGAGCAACGCGCGAGGAAACTCCTCAGCGCGGGGCGCGCTCGCGTACATCGGCTCTATCCGTTCACTATTCGGCTCATCGACCGGCAACAAGCGAACTCCGTTCTACAACCGCTTGAGTTGAAGCTTGACCCCGGCAGCAAGACAACCGGCCTTGCGGTATGCCGGGTCGAGGAGCGAATCGACGTAGATGGTGTGGTCGAACGCGTCATGCACATCCGTTTTCTGATGGACCTGGTGCATCGCGGACACGCTATCAAAGAGGCCTTGCATGCCCGGGCCGCAATGCGCCGCCGCCGGCGCGGTAACCTGCGCTACCGGGCGCCTCGTTTTGACAACCGCACTCGCAAAGAAGGCTGGTTGCCGCCTTCTTTGCAGCATCGTGTTGATACGACGGTGTCGTGGGTCAAGCGGCTTTGCCGCTTGGCTCCGATTACCCACCTTGCCCAGGAGCTCGTGCGCTTCGACATGCAACTGATGCAGAATGCCGAGATATCCGGCGTCGAGTATCAGCAAGGCGAGCTTGCTGGCTATGAAGTCCGCGAGTATCTGCTGGAAAAATTCGGACGCACCTGTCAGTACTGCGACGAAACCGGCGTACCGCTGCAAGTCGAGCACATTCACCCGAAGGCTCGAGGGGGCTCTAACCGGGTCAGCAACCTGACGCTAGCTTGTCAGCCCTGCAACGAGAAGAAAGACAGTCAGGACATTCGGGTCTTCCTCGCTAAAGACCCGATGCGACTCGAACGGATTCTCGCTCGAGCAAAGGCACCGCTGCGGGACGCGGCGGCTGTCAACGCGACGCGGTGGGCATTGCTTAACGCGCTCAAGGGCACAGGCCTGCCGGTCAACACCGGCAGCGGCGGACAGACGAAGTGGAATCGCACGCGCCTGGGTCTACCCAAAACGCATTCTCTCGATGCCGCTTGCGTCGGCCGCGCGGACAGAGTCACTGGCAGCGGCGCGCCTGTGCTGGTAGTGAAGTGCACTGGGCGCGGTTCCCGTAGCCGCACCCGGCTCAATCAATATGGCTTTCCGCGTGCCTATCTCGCCCGCAACAAGACGGCCTTTGGCTTTCGCACTGGCGATATGGTTATTGCATCGGTGCCTAGCGGAAAAAAGGCGGGCACCTACAAGGGCCGTGTGGCGATTCGACAAACTGGCTCGTTCAATATCCAACCCGGCAAGCCCGGTTTACCAACTGTACAGGGCATTTCCCACAAGCACTGCAGCGTGGCGCAAAGAGGTGATGGCTACGGCTACGCCCTTGCTAGCCCTGTCAATTCTCAACCTGGCAAAGCAACGAGGCCTGCGGCCTCGGCGCTCTACCTTCTCGGCCTGAAGGCCGAGGTTTCCCGCGCAGACTGATGAGCAAACACGCCGACTTTCTCGACGACGCTGCCGACCTGACGCAGCGCGAGACCGATTCATTGGTGTCATCCGCGCGCGAGCGTGCGGCCAAGCCGATCCCGACAGCGACGCACTGCATCTATTGCGGCGAGGAGACTGAAGACGGGCGCCGCTTCTGCGACAAGCTGTGTCTCGACGCGTTCGAGCACGAGATGGCTGCGAGGAAGCGCAATGGACGCTGAGATCAAGCCGACATTCCAGGGCGAAGTGCAGCTTGCGGGCTGGTCTGAGACGCACAACGGCGGGTGCAAGGTAACGTTCTGGCTGGCGGACGCCACCGACCTGGACGTGTTCCGCGCACTCACTGTGCGCAAGGGCAACACGGCCGGCCATCGCCTCGCATGTGTTCTCGTCGAGATCGGGGAAGATGAGCTTCCGGTCACGCCGCCGGAGCCGGTCGCACCCGCGCCTGAGAAGCCGCAGGGCGGTGCGCTGGCGAAGCTCGCCGGCATGCTGTGCTCTAACTCGGATTTCTGGCGTTTCCTTACAGAGCACTTCCGCGCGTCGATCACCAACGCAGAGCAGGCTGCGGGTGCTATGCGCGAAATCTGCAAGATCAAGAGCCGCGCCGAGCTGGACAACGACCAGGACGCGGCCAGCATCTTCCACGAGGCAATCCGCCTGCCGTATGTGCGCTGGCAGCAGGGGGTGCGCTGATGCTTCGACGCAAGACGCCGCTTGCTCGCGGCACGTCGCAGCTCCGGCGCAGCACCATCAAGAAGCGTTCACCGAAGAAGCGGCCGGGCCACGACAAGCGCATGCTGGAGGCGTGTCGTGGTGCGCACTGCTTCCTCGCCGTGCCCGGCGTGTGCTGCGGCGATACTGCCACTGTCGTTCCGTGTCACGCCAACTGGAGCGACTACGGGAAGGGCGCCGGCCTGAAGGCGGATGACAAGTTCACGGTGCCCGGCTGCTGGCGGTGCCATGCTTGGCTCGACGCAGGGTCCGCGCCGCGCGATGAGAAAAGGCAGGCGTGGGAACGAGCCTACAAGCGGTGGGCCGCGTACCGCGAGCAGGACCTCGGACTATTGTCAGCCGCATGAAATTGTAACGAGACGGGGTCATGCCTGGATTTTTTGGCCTACAATGCCTGCACGCCAAGCCAAACAATTCAGACATGCGCCCACCTTCCGAGCCCTTCGGAGGGCGCACATCAGCACTCGCGTGTCTGATTTGGCTTGGCGGCCTGTGCGTCCTCCCAAGGGCTTTTTCTATTCTGGAGCCAATATGCATGAGCACCCGTTCGTGATGAAACCTGAGCTTGCAGGAAGTGTCGCCGAGCGCGCGATTTATGGCGTTGCTACTGACGACGAGGCGATCCGCTTTGCGACGATTGTTTCGCACGATGCGTCTGCCGCATTTCTTCGGGCGGCGCGAGCAAACATCGATGCTATCGGTAGGGCCGAAGCCCGCGCACTTCTTGATGAGGTCGAGCATAAGATCGACAGCGGCAACCGCATAGCGGAGCACGTTTTTGCTCACTATCCAGCCGCGCGCAGGATTCTTTGTGATGCGATCTCTGTCCTTCGTTATGCCCATGCCATGATTGTCCCGGCACTGTTGCTAGGCAATGCAGATGCCAATGGTCAAGGAAATCAGATGGTCAACACTTACATCGTCAGGCATGGAATCAGCGGCCTGATAAAAATCGGCAAGTCTGTAAATGTAGTGCATCGTGTGAGGGCGCTCGAAACAGGAGCCGGCTGCGATCTAACAACCCTTGCCGTTGTGCGACGAGATGTCGAAAGAGAATTGCATGATCAATTTTCTGATCTTCGCGTTTTTGGTGAGTGGTTTCGAGACGACGGTCGCATCGAGGACTACGCGCGTAGCGTAAGGGATGCAGCATGAGCAAGCGCCAAACGAAAAGCATGGAAGCAATGGGAATCGACCTCATCAACCGTGCTCACGAAGAGCGGATGAAGAATGGTGGCGATTATCCGAAGTCGATCTTGGTCGGCTTCCCGCCGGTCGGCGGCCGTTTCCGTATGTCGCCGGGCGCGGAGAGCTGATCATGGGAGCCTTCAAGCAGATCATCCCTTTCAGCTTCGATCAGCATGACGTTCGCGTCATCGAGCGTGATGGCGAGCCATGGTTTGTGGCGCGCGATGTGGCGCTTGTTCTTGGGTATAGCAACCCGGCAGAGGCGATCCGCACGCATTGCAAAGGGGTGAGCGAAATCCGCACCCCCACTTCCGGTGGCGTGCAGTCCGTCAGGATTATCCCCGAGCGCGATGTCTACCGCCTTGTGATGCGCTCCAAGCTGCCGGCGGCCGAGGCATTCGAGGAGTGGGTCGTCGGCACGGTGCTGCCGAGCATCCGCAAGACGGGAAGCTATGCAGTGCAGCACCAATCCGCACCGGCGCCGACGTTCAAGGTGCCCACCACGTTGGCCGGCGCGCTGCGGCTGGCGGCCGAGCAGGCCGAGGCCATCGAGCGACAGCAGCAACTCCTTGAAGAGCAGCGTCCGAAGGTCGAATTCGTTGAGCGCTACGTCGACGCCGGCGGCGCGTTTGGCTTCCGCCAGACGGCCAAGCTGCTGGGCGCCAACGAGAACGATTTCCGCGCCTTCCTGATCGACAAGCGCATCATGTACCGGCTCGGCGGCGTGCTCGCACCGTACCAGCAGCACATCGACGCCGGCCGCTTCGACATCAAGACCGGTGTGTCGACCAGCAGCACCCACGTCTACGCCCAGGCCAAGTTCACGCCGAAGGGCGTGCAGTGGGTCGCCGGTCTGTGGATGGCCGCGCAACTGCCCGAACAGGTGAAGGCATGAGGCGCCGCAGTCCGATCAGCACCGGCGCCGTGCGCCGTGCGCCGCGCCGCAGTCCCGAGTTCGATGAGCAATGCGCGCTGTTCGAGTGGGCGCGCATTCCGGCCGTGGTGCGCGCCTATCCCGGTATCGAGCTGCTGGAAGGCTCCATGAACGGCGTGAAGCTGTCCAAGGCCCAGGCCGGCAAGGCGAAGGCGGCCGGCATGCTCAAGGGTGCGCACGACGTGCGCCTGCCGGTGCCGCGCGGCGAGTTCATTGGCTTGAGCGTGGAGCTTAAGGCTGGGCGCAACAAGCCGACAGATGAGCAGCTTTGGTATGGGTCTCGCCTTGCGGCCGAGGGCTGGAAGGTTGTCTATGCCTGGAGCTGGATCGAGGCCCGCGACGCAATTGTCGCCTACCTTTCCGTGCCGAAAGCAGAGGCCGCATGATGGACGTCATCACGAGAGACGAGGCGATGGTGCGCGGCCTGAAGGTCTACTTCACCGGCGTCGCGTGCTCGCGCGGCGGCATCGCCCCGCGCAGGGTCAGCGGCCATACCTGCACGTGCGACGCGTGCAAGCAGGCCCGTGCTGCGGCGTTTGCGCGCTGGCAGAAGGACAACGCCGAGAAGGTCAACCGCGACAACAAGGCGTGGCGGGCCGAGAACCCCGAGAAATACAAGGCGTCGATGGCCGGCCACTACGCCAGGAACAGGGATGCGATCCTGCTGAAGAACGCTGTCTACAGGCTGGCAAACCAGGATGCGCTCCGGCAGCAGAAGCGTGGCTACTACCGCGCCAACAAGGCGGCGCATGCGGCATCCGGCCAGAAGCGGAAGGCTGCAAAGGCGCGCGCGGTGCCCGGCTGGTTTTCGGAGCTTGATCGGTTCGTTGCGACAGAGGCCGCGAGCCTCGCGCTGCTGCGCCGGCAGTTGACGGGGATCGACTGGCACGTCGACCACATGATCCCGCTTCGATCTCGGATCGCGTGCGGCCTGCACGTCGGCTTGAATCTTCAGGTGATCCCGAGCGCGATGAACCTGTGGAAGAAGGCGAGGATGCTTCTCACCAATCCGGGGGAATGGATTGGCCTGCTGGACGGGCTTTCGCATGCCTGTGGCGGTACGAAAATCAAACCAGCGGTATGAAAAAAAAGGCCCGCCGAAGCGGGCCGCACAGAGGGACGTGCAGAGTGATCAAGCGAATTGTAACTTGGAAAATGCGCAGTTGGCAATAAAGCAATACCAGTGGTGCGATTTACGTACCGCGAGCCGCGAATCGTGGCAAAATGCAGTATGCCGCGCAGTTAGCGCGGACCCCTTGGCCGGGGTTTTATCAAGTAGAGCTTCACATGCGCGGTGGCGGGCACTTGACCCGTTCGGCCAACCCGGAAACGGGACCGCGCAGGTGAAGCTCTTTTTTTTTGGAGCTACCATGAAGCATGACCCCCTCACCATTGAGATTGCGGTCGCTCTGATCGCTTTCGCGCGTTCTGCCAACCGAGCATCGATTGAGATGCATGATTGGGCGATCTCTCTCGTTGAGCGCCTGATTGAGGAGAGCGATCAGAAGGATTTGCTCTGGCAGGCCATAGTCGACGGCCCCGCTGTTTTCGAGCGCGCGGAGACGCTTGCTCGCCAAACTATTCTCTCTGCCATGGGTGACGAGTAATGGCGCGCATCAGAACTGTTAAGCCGGCGTTGTTCCGGCATGAAGAGCTGTTCGACCTTGAGCGTGAGGCTGGCCTCCCTCTCCGGCTGGCATTCATCGGGTTGTTCACGTGTTGCGATCGAGATGGAAGATTCAAGTGGTCGCCAAGAACACTCAAGCTCGACGTCCTCCCTCACGACGATATCGATTTCGCACGCGTGCTCGACGCGTTGGCGTCGCGTGGTTTCGTGCGGAAGTATCGCGTGGATGGGGAGGATTTCGGTGTCATACCGACGTTCGCAAGGCATCAGGTCATCAACAACAAGGAAAGCCAGTCTGAGCTTCCAGAGCCAGAAGAAAGTTCTTACATAACAATAACTTGCACGCGTGAGGCACGCGTGAACATCGCGAACGCTTCTTCGCTTTTTCTTTCCCAAGGGGAAGGGAATATGGAAGGGGAAGGGAATATGGAAGGGGAAGGGAATGGTTGCGCCGGGGTCGCGCCTTCGGCGGACCGACCGCAGCGCACCGAAAAGCCAGTCGAGTTGCTTACTGCAAAACCTACGAAGGCGAGCACGACGAAACCGCCCGCGCCAACATCGGCGATCTGGGACGCCTACGCGGCAGCGTATCGCCAGCGCTATGGCGCGGAGCCTGTTCGCAACGCCAAGGTCAACGGCCAGCTTGCGCAACTGCTGACTCGCCTGGGCGCGGACGAGGCGCCACAGGTGGCGGCGTTCTACGTCTGGCACAACAACCGGTACTACGCGCAGAAGATGCACGCCGTGGACTGCTTGCTGGCGGACGCCGAGAAGCTGCGAACGGAATGGTTCACGGGCCGGCGCATGACGGCGAAGGCCGCCAGCGAGGCCGACCGCTTGCAGGAGGACGGCGAGATGTGGGGCCGAATTGCGGAGATTCATGCCACCCGTGATGCAGAGGCGTTGAGAGGAGGCGATCATGGCAGGGATTGATCTCATCAAGGCGGTTGCCGCCACGGCCGAGCTGTGCGGCGCGCGGCTGACCGAGGCGGCGGCGATGATGCTGGTCGACGACCTGTCGGCGTACCCCGAGGCGGCCGTGCTGCGCGCGCTGTCGAAGGTGCGCAAGTCGAGGGCGCGCTTCTCGCTCGGCGCGATCCTGGAGCACATCGATGCGATGGACGGGCGACCTGGGCCGGACGAGGCGTGGGCAATGCTGCCGAAGTCCGAGCGCGACACCGTGGTGTGGACCGAGGAGATGTCGCAGGCGTGGGGCGTCGCGGCGCCACTCGTTGAGGCCGGCGACAAGTTCGGCGCGCGGCGCGCGTTCGTCGAGGCGTATGAGCGGCTTATCGAGGAGGCGCGCGATGCCGGCCGGCCGCCGCAGTGGGTCGCGTCGCTCGGAGACGACAAGCACGGCCGCGAGCCGGTGATCGCCGCTGCGGTTCAGCGTGGCCTGCTGTCGGCCGGGCAGGCGCAGATGCTGTTGCCGGGCGCCGACATCGCCTCCAGCCCCGTTGCTGCGCTGCTGAATGGTGGCAACGCCGCGCCGCTAATTGCCGCGCAGCCGGCGGCAAACAGGGATGCCGCACGCGAGCACCTGAAGCGCTTGGCGAGCGCGCTCAAGAAGGCGTGAAATATTCCTTGCGCATTTTCAGAGATGGTACGAAAATCGTAACGCGTCACGATTTTATGACCGATGAATTTTTCAAGGACTGATGATGGACCACACGAACAACGGCGGCCCGGCGTTTCCGTCGCCGGCTGAGCACTTCAGCGACGGCACACTATCCGGGTACGCTACATACGGCATGTCCCTCCGCGATTACTTCATCGCGCACGCGCCGGCCGAGCCGCAAGCATGGTTCGAGCCGAAGATGCCAACGCCGCGCCCGCAGCTTCCGACCAGCTCCAGCCTGTCGGAAGCTGACCAGAGCGATTGGCACGACGAGCGCCTTGACCACGACCCAGAGGGATGCAGTGCCGAGCTGCATGCGTTCGCCGAGGCACGCCGAAACTACGACAGAACCGTCAGAGCCTGGGACCGCGAGTACAGCAAGCAGTGGTACATCCAGTGGCCGGCCGCCTGGGCCGACGAGCAACTGCGCGCACGGGAGGCAGCATGAACACCGCGCCGGCAATCATCAATGCCGCACATCCGCTTGGCTCTGTGCGCAACCCTGTCCGCATACACGCCACGGAACGCCAGCTGGGGGAACTTGTCTTGGGCAGCGTGCCCAGGGCCGTCCGCCGGGCCGCCGCACGCGCTATCCGCACGCGCAAGCCTGCGCTGATCTTGTACCTCGGCCGGTGGCGGTCCATCGAACTCCATGACGGCAGCGTCGCGCCTGCATCGAAAGTCGGAGGTGCGGCATGACTTTCAATCGAGATTCGTCCTGTTATCGCGCGACGCCGCGCTCGCTGCAAACCAGCAAGTTCGGCTGCTACTCGACCCTGAGCACGACGCGCCGGCGCGGCATCGGATCGGTGATTTGCTACGCGGCTGTGGCCGTCTCGGCGGTGCTGATCGCGCTGGTGCTGAGCGGGTGCGACGAGGCCCCGCAAAACGTGACAGGCAAGGACGGCTGCACCGTGATCTACACGTATTACGGGGCAGACCGGCAGTTTGTGCGGTGTGGCGGCCGTGGGGCTGTCGTGCCGCGCATGGACGGGAAGATCGGCAGGAAGCCCGTCACGATCGTTTCCGCGCGCTGACGCGCACCAACCCAGGAGATTCACCATGGCAGTGATCCGCAACAAAGGCGTCGTGTACGCCGGAAAGGTTGGCGCGAAGATGCGCCCGCGCTTCAGCAGCGCGCCGCGCAAGGGCGGGCGCTACGTCAGCGACGTCCCCATCGGCATCACCAAACCCCTTTTGGAATGGGAGCCGGCAGCATGACGACCGCACAGAACCAGGCCCTCGGTGTGGCCGAGGCCAAGGCCATGAACAAGGCCACCAAGGAGTTCACGATCGTCATCATGGTCGACCACGAGCGCGCCGCGCGCATCTACCGACAGGCGCTCACCAAGATCGGGCTGATGATGGACGATCTGAGCCGCGCGGCCGAGTTCTTCGATAAGCGGGCGATCGATGCGCACCTGTCCGCGCGCGCGGCGTGGGAGGATGACGTGGCCGCCGGAGACGATGCAGCGGTCGAGCCGGCGAAGCCCAAGCTGCGCTGGAACGTGATCCAGAACCGGATCGCGTATGTGAAGCGCATGGACGCCCTCGCGCAGTTCGCCGTGGCGCCGTTCGAGATGACCGAGGGGCAGGTGTACCAGCTCCATCGCATGGAGATGGGCGACTACTTCGAGCCGTTCGAGACGCTGCTGAAGGACTGGTGGGCGGAGCGCGGCGTCGGCGCAACAACGTAGCTGAAATCCTTGTGGCGAAAGGGTTTCGCGCCTACAATGGAATCTCTTTCGAGCCGCGCCCACACAGGCTCTGATACCGTGGGTAACGTGCGAGCAGCCGGCCAACTAGGCGCTGACAGCCCGGAATAGCACGGGCACCAGACACTCAGAATTCCGGGCAGCGCTGGCATACCGTAGGGGGAATCAAAGCCCGTGAATGTCTGCACCACGTTAGGGGTAGTGGCGGAAACACCCTGGGAAAGTTGATCCCGTCAGCACGTAATGGTGGCAAATCAGCAACCGGACCATACTCCGGCGATTGGCTCCCGTAAGGAGCCACCTCACGCATGGCGACTGCTGAAAAACACCCATGCGGGTGGCGGACCTGAAATCCGCCATAGGCAGCTGCCAGCCGTGAGGGAATGCGCGGGCTGACGCGCGGTTATGCAATCCTTCCAGTACGGCACTGCCGTCCGAAACTGGAAACGCCGGGGATCAGCGCCGGCCCCTCAACGCCTCGTCGATAACCCGAGAACGTACCCCACTCACACGGTGATGAGTTCCAGCGCCTGAATGGAATCGAACAGAGGAGATCAGGCTCCTATTCGGACTGCGCCGTCTGCTGGGACAAGAAGACTTCCGAGAAGACCCGGTACATCTCCCACGGGCTGGGCACGAGGAAGGCGACAGCGACGATCAGGGCATAGACCACGCGCCGGCTCCTCGGGTTCTCCATCACGTCGGAGATCAGTCTTGGCACGGGGCACGCGTGCTTGGCGTCGCGCCAGCATCTCCAGGCCATGATGTGTGTGGTGTCGCCATCATCGTAGACGCACCCCATCATGATCGCGTCCGGCGGCACGATCACCCCGATCGCATCCAGTCCGATGGACACGAGGTCGCGCTTGCGCGGATTGTCCATGTCGAGCGGCCGGCTGTGCGCAGGGAACGACGCGGGGCGCTGCACGAACTCCATGGCCTCTATGCGATCCACTCCATTCTCCAGGCGCCGCACCACGAGGTGCATCATGAAGTCGGTGAGCGCCGTGTAGTCGCGTGAGAATGATGATGAAGGAACCGCCTCGCCCATTTTCTTGCCCTGCCAGTTTGCCGTGATTCGCCGACGTGATACGATTTTCGTACCACGGCCAGGATATTCGCACCACATGTTGCTTATTGTTCCCAATAGCTGGTGCCCGAGTTCTGCGCAACGGAATGCGGGTCGTTTGCGCACGAACGAAAGTAGTGGAGTCACGGAAACCCTTGTGCAGAGCAGGGATTCCGAAATGCATAGCTGCCGAGAGGCACGGGAATAGCTGTGGAAAATCGGCAGGTTGGCAACAGCCGCTGAGATTCGACATTGACCAGGAGAGACGAGATGTCGCAGGGCGCATCAACGAAGAAGAAGGGAAGCAACCGGGCCGGCAAGTCGGACGCGGCCAAGGATGCACCGCTGTCGCCGCGCCAGGAGCGTTTCGTCGAGGAGTACCTGAAGGATTCGAACGCGACCCAGGCCGCAATCCGTGCGGGGTATTCCCCAGGGAAAGACAACAAAGCAGCCCAGGTGCAAGCGAACCGGTTGCTAAGTTATGCTTCCGTAATTCGCGCCATCGAGGAGCGCCGCGCAAAGCTTGCAAAGAAGTTCGAGCTGACCCGCGAGCGCCTGCTGGAGGAGTATTGCAAGCTGGCGTTCTCGGACCCGCGCAAGTTCTTCCGCGAGGATGGCACGCTGAAGACCATCCCCGAGCTGGACGACGAGACGGCCGCCGCGCTCGCGCACTTCGAGGTGATGGAGGAGTTCGACGGCTCCGGCGAGAACCGCATGCAGGTCGGCTACACCAGCAAGGTGAAGTGGACGGATAAGCGGGCGGCGCTCGACAGCATCGCGCGCGTCATGGGCTGGAACCAGGACAAGATGAAGCTCCAGGGCGATGCCGAGAACCCGCTGACCATGCTGCTGAAGCAGGTGAGCGGCACGGCGTTCACGCCGCATGGCGAGGGCCAGCCGGAAGATTGATCCTGATGAAGACCGCATGAACCCCGCTCCGGCGGGGTTTCGTTCGTAATAGGCAAAGTCAATCGGGGTCGATAGCGAAATACAATCACATCATTCGTTGCATCACCTACAATTAAGTCAACGAACGAATTTCCGTTCGATGAACACGGCGCAGCGGTGCCGGTACTGATAGGGGATGACGATGGACACGAAACAAATTGCAGCACACGTGGGAAGGGAAGTGTCGGCGAAGGAGGTGGCCGACATGATCCGCTCGAACCCGATTGGGACGAGCGAAAGCGATGTGCGCGTGCGTAGCGGTGTGCTGCGCTTCTCCTTCGGTCCTGGTGGCGTGGTTCTTGAATCCGCCGAGATTCGCAAGCCGTTGGATGCCGCCTAACCCACTACTGACACTGAGTGATGACATGTGCATGACCACCGAGCAGGCCATCGAGCGGCAAGCCGAGCAGGCTAACGCCGCCGGCGCGATCGAACAGGCGCTGGCGAACCAACCGCAGATCGTGTCGGGCCTGACCAAGATCGGCGAGAGCCACCTGGGCGACGTGCGTGTCGATCTCTACGGCGATGTGCACCACTTCAAGCACGGGGTCGACATCGACCTGGAGGACATCGCACTCGCCGGCACGCAAGTCAGCCTGCGCACGATGGTCGGCATGAAGCGCTGGATCGAGATCGAGAACGACCTGAAAGCGCAGATCGAGCGCAACCTTTAAGCAACGCTTAACAGTTCACCACGCGCGCGAGCGCACAAGGAGAAAGGATGGGATACAACCTGACTATCGGCAACGTGGAAGCCGGGAAACTGGAATGCGATGATGGACACTACAGCGTCCCCCTCAGCATCGCATGCGTCAACCACGAGAACGCGCCGCGAGACGGTAGCCCGACAGACGGCACCAACCAGCGCTGGCCGAGCTACACCGCCTGGAGCGAGTTCTGTCTGGCGACCGGCCTGCACTCCATGTTCTACGACGACGACACGGGCCTTATCCGCCAGCACCCCGGCGTGTTTGAGCTGATGCCCGAGCACCTGACCAAGATCGCCACTGCGCGCACTGCGCTTCAGCGCCAGCCAAAGGACATCCAGGAGGAGCAGATCGGCCGCCTCAACTGGCTCGAATACTGGGTCAAGTGGGCGCTGGATAACTGCGAGCGGCCCGGCATCAAGAATTCCTGACATCAACACACGCCCGCCGCGCGCGGGCTTTTCCAACCGCAGCACCTTCAGGAGATCACATGAGCATCGTTTCCCGGTCGTGGGGACTGGCAGCCGCGATGGCCGCCGGCATGATCGGCGCCGTCAAAGGCGTCAAAATCTTCCCGAGCTACCACCCCAGCGCGCCGTCCGCCGACCTGATCGGCACGACCAAGCGCAACGGCGGCAGCGTGGCCCGCGACAAGCGCGCCGCCCGCAAGGCCCGCAACGCGAAGCGCCACAAGCGCGCCTGCAAGTGAGCCGCGCGAGCGACCTGCTGCGCGCCGCCAAGCGCGGGGAGATGCAGAACGACAGCGTTTCACTCGCGCTCGACGTTGGCGCAATCGTCTCCTTCGGCATCGCCATCGGCACCGCCATCTACATCTACTTCACGCTATGAAACCGTTCGACTCCAACCAATTCCAGGCAGGCGCCACGGCGCTCACGCCGTCCGGCCGCAAGGTCACGTTCGTCGCCTTCATCGCCAGCGTGCCCGTCATGTATCCGATTGTCGCGCACATCGAGGGCGATGATTGGCTCACGTCGGTCAGCATCGATGGGGTGTTGCAGAACACCATCCAGCTCACCATGGCGCCGGTCAAACGCACGGTGTTCGTGAACCTGTACCGCGAAGACGACGGTCGCATCGTCGCGTCCCACGAGACGCACAGCAGCGAGGATGAGGCCACATACGATCGCCTGTCCTCCGACTACATCGGCGCCTTCCCCATCGAGATCGAGGAATGACAGGATTCGGCCTGCGCGAATGGCGCCGCCAGCATGGACTGACCCAGGCACGTGCAGCGGAGTGCCTGGGCCTCCAGGCCGTGACGGTCAGCCAGTACGAGCGCGGCGTGCGCCGCGTTCCACACGTCGTCGCACTGCTGTGCGGCGCCTACAACCACCTTGCGGGCATGGGCAACTCGACCGAGACGACCCTGACCGCGCTGGAGAATGCAAGTGCTGAAACAAATTCTTGAGCAGTACCGCAACGGCGAGCGCGGGATGCCGACGTATGACGAGCTGGCGGCCATTGCGGATGAGAGCAGCGCCAAGCGAGCCATCAACGCCGCGATCGATGAGCTGGCCCGTGAGCCCGGCGCGGTCGGGTTCATGCACAGCCTGCCGCCGCACCATACGCGCTACGTCGCTGGCGGAAGCCTCGACCAGATCGTGAGTATGGCGAGGCGCCGAAAGGACGAGGGACTGGCATCGATTGCCGGCGGCGATCACGATGGGCATGCGCGGATCAATGCTGGCGTCTACCGCGCGCCGGTGGCTTGGGTGCGCTATTGCAGCGATGGCACCTTCGACGGCCCGATCATGGATACCGACATCCGTATGGCCGGCGCTCGCCGAGCGTCTGGAGCCTGGACGCCGCTCTATGCCCATCCCTCCGCAGAGCCTTGCCGCGCTGACAACGTGATCCGAAAGCCGCGCCTCGATACGGCCGAAATGCTGGAGATGCGGATCACAGAGGCGATGACCCGCCTGGATGAGGCGAAGGCAGAAGTCAAAGAACTGCGCCACGCCCTGGCCATCGCACGCGACCAAATGCGCTTCATGGCGAACTGGTTCAGGCACAGCTCGCCGGCCGAGCATCGTTTCGCAGAGAGCGCAATCACCATCGTGAATGCCGTGCTTGAACGAGGAGAGCCGAAATGATCGAGCATACTGGTCCTGAAACGCTCGTCGGCCCGTTCCCCTTCGATGTACCGCCTGCGCGGCCCGTTGGGTTCATTGAGCAATGGGAACTAGACCAGCTTAAAAATGGGTGCGTGGCCCGAGTATTCCCGACCAAAGATGAGCCGCACGATGTAGCCGTGTTCACCCACCCCGAAGCATCGACAGGTCTCCGCGTCTTCTTCGACAAAGAAGAACTAGACGCCCTGTACGAAGCCATCGAATGGGCCAAAGATGAAGGGCTCCCCGGAACAGCAGAACACCTGCAAGCGATCTTTGACGCGCACAGCCCCGAAGCATCGGCGCCGGGGCTGAGCTTCACGGATGGGTTGAACGCAGCATTGGAAGCGTTGAATGGTGAAGCGCTGGGAGACCCAACGGGCGAGCCCGATGACGTGGCGTATGCCCGCGCAGTGAATGATTGCCGGGAAGCCGTGAAGAAACTTCTCACCCGAGCCAGCGCCGCGACTGTCTGCGCCGCGTGTGAGGGTTCGCCGTCCGCTGAAAACAATCCTTGCGCTGTGTGTGGACGTGCCGCGACTGTGGGCGAGGCGAGCGTAGCCGACGATGACGTTTTTACATGGCTCGAAACTGAGATTTCTGCTGTCGATTGTCGGTACCGCGGAGACCCTAGCTACGACCACGACGCCTATTGGATGCGAGAACGTGTTTTGAAGTTGGTGAAGGAAGCCAAGGACGTATTTGGCAAAGTCGCCCAGCAGCAGGCCGAGCCTAGCGCTTCTGCCGAAATCGCCTGCTCAAGCTGCGGACTGACGATGGACGACAGCAAGGCACTCGCAGCGATGAAGCAAGCCGGGCCGGGGGCGGATGAGACCAATCCAATTTTGCTGTGGGCCGAAATCCACCGATTGCGCGCGGAAGCGCAAGGCCCTGATGGCTGTGTGACTTGGAAAGATGCTGCTATCGCAGAGCGTAAATTGCGCGTCGCAGCCCAGTCCGGCCAGCGGGCTGGCGTGGCACCGGAATACGTAATGGTGCAGCGTCGTATGCGTCCGACGCGGCGACCTGAAGGTGAAGGCTGGACGGATTGGGAAGAGTGTTCGGAAGACATCGCACGTGATTGCGAGCGAGTGCCAGTATTTCACGGCCAGCAACACGAAGTCCGCTGGCTGTTCGCCGCCCAGTCAGGCCAGCAGGGTGAGACGGGGGCGGGTGTGGCGGAGGGGTGGGTAGCGGTGCCCATCGAGCCGACGCCGAAAATGCTGGAACAGATCAAGTTCATGGACAACATCACTGATCTGGCCATGACAGCGCGATACAAAGCCATGCTCGCCGCCGCGCCCACACCGGCAGCGCAGGAAGGCGAGCAGCCATGACCGCCCAACAGCAAGACGAATACATCCGGGGCTACAACGACGCATACGCCGCGCTAGGTCGCCGCGTCAAACCCGAGCAGCTACGCCAGGAGATCATGGGGCGCATCGCCGCCGGCACAGGGCCGGCGGCCACGGCGTACAGCAACGGCGCGATGACCGCTGTGCTCGAATGGATCGAGAGGAGCGTGCACTGATCATGAGCGACATCTACACACTGACCGCCAGCGTCACCAGCCGGGCCGTGATCCGCAATACCGGTACGGGCAGCATCGAGGTGCGCGTCCACCCTGAGTACGTCGAGCGCATCCGCGAGCTGGTGGCCGAGCACATGCCGGCCGATTCGCGCGTCGACGTCAAGCCGCTGTCGCACGAGGCCATCTACACCAACCGCATCACACTGATCGACAAGGGGGTCCACTGATGCCGCTCTTCTTCTATCCCATGTTGTTCTGGTACATCGTCTGCGCCGAGGTAGCCGGCAAGCGCCGCAAGCGCGACCGCTCGGAGGATCGGGAGTGATGGCGCAACTCACGCAGGCAATGTGCAACGCGCTCCGTCGCGCACCGCGTGATTGGGCGCGCTTCCCGCCGTACATCGAGGCGTCGCCGCGCGTGATCAAGGCGCTCGCCGCGCGCGGCCTCGTCGAGATCAAGCGCGTGACATGGCTCGGCGAGCATACGGATATGTGGCGCCGCATGCGAAAAGCATAAAGCTTGCATGGCGTTGCACCGATCCGCACCATACAATACATGGTGTTGACGATTGCTTTTGGAGGCGCGATGGAGGGCGGCACTAGAATATTCACATTCCCGAAGACCGAGGAGGAGATTGTCGCCTGCCTGCGCGATCCGCAGTGGCGGATACGGCACTTGTACAAGATCAAGAACAAGCAGAAGCAGGTCGTGCCGTTCAAGCCGAACGACGCGCAGGAGGAGCTTCTGCGGCGCATGTGGTTTAGAAATGTGATTCCAAAAGCTCGCCAAAGAGGGTTTTGTCTGCATCCGTCTACACGCGTACTTACTGCTTCCCTTGAGTGGGTGCCGATCGGAGACATAAAGCCGGGTGCGCGGCTAGTCGCCGTCGATGAGGACGTCCCAGGCGGCAAAGGCCCGTCGCGGAAGATGAGGACAGCAACGGTAGAGGCCACCGCAATCACGCGTGGTAACGCCTACCGAATGCTGTTCGATGACGGGCGTGAAGTTGTGTGCACCGGGAATCACCGCTGGCTCACGCGGCCATCCGATGCTGTAGTTGGCACCAAGTGGCGCTCCATCGAGTCCGATAACAAGTGCAAGATCAGGCCGGGGACTCTTGTCCGTTGGGTCACAAAGCCATGGGGTGAATCCTCATACGAGGATGGGTGGATCGGTGGAATGCTCGACGGCGAGGGCCACATGTCCAAGCGCAATGTCGCGGCATCAATCAACGTCAGTCAAGTTGTCGGGCCAGCGCTGGCGCGCTTCGAGATGTACCTCGACACGCGCGGCTACAACTACTGCACGGAGGACGACGCTGCGACGCGAGAAAGCAAACAAGGAAGCCAGCCGGTCCCGAAGTTGGTGGTCGGGCGCATGGATGAGATGTTCCGCATCATCGGGCAGACGAGGCCGATCAGGTTCATCGGGAACGAATTTTGGGACGGGCGAGACCTTCCTGGGAAGCGAAGCGGTATTGGTTGGGCGAAAGTCGCATCGATCGATCCGCTTGGCGAGATGGATATGGTGGACTTGCAGACGTCGGCCAAGACCTTCATCGCGGAGGGGTTCGTCTCTCACAACTCAACTCTCATTCAGCTCATGGGCCTGGACACCGCACTGTTCAAGCCAGGGTCAGACGTCGGCATCATCGCCCAGGACTTGCCGACCGCGCAGGAGATTTTCGAGAGCAAGATCAAGCTCGCATACGACAACCTGCCGGACACCATCAAGCAGATGGTGCCAATAACGCGCAGCACGACGACGGAGATGAAGTTTGCCAACGGCTCGGGCGTGCGGGTCGGCACATCGATGCGCGGCGGTACGCCGAACTTTGTCCACGTCTCGGAGTTCGGAAAGATCAGCGCCAAGTACCCGGACAAGGCGCGCGAGGTGCTGACAGGAACGCTGCCTGCCGTGCCGATCGACGGCATCGTATTCGTCGAGTCGACGGCAGAGGGCCGCGACGGCGCGTTCTACGACATGTCGCACGATGCCAAGGCCGCGCAGGACGAGGGGCGCAAGCTGACGCCGCTGGACTTCCGCCTGCACTTCGCAAGCTGGTGGGACGCCGACGAGTACGAGCTGGACCCGGCGGGCGTCATCATCACCGAGAAGGATCACGAGTATTTCGACAGGATCGAGTCTCTGATCGGGCAGGCGCTGCCGCCGCGCAAGCGCGCTTGGTACGTGACGACGCGGCGCCAGCTATTCGCCGGCGATCATCAGATGATGTTTCAGGAGTTTCCGTCAACGTTCGATGAGGCGTTCAGCATCAGCATGGAAGGAACCTACTACGCCCAGCAGCTCGCGCAGGTGCGCAAGGACGGCCGCATCACGCGGCTGCCGGTCATGCCTGGAGTGCCTTGCTACACAGTGTGGGACATTGGCAACAGCGACGGCACGGCCATATGGGTCGTGCAGAAGATCGGGAACGAGTGGCGCTGCATCCGCTTCTACGAGGCGTGGGGTGAGCCGTACAGCCACGCCGTGCGCTGGCTGCAAGGTCTCGGAATGGTGTGGGACACGATGTACCTGCCGCATGACGCAGACCACATCCGCCAGGGCCAGACCGTCAACAAGAGCCCGAAGCAGATGCTTGAGGAGCTGATGCCGGGCGTGCGCTTCGAGATCGTGCCGCGCATCGAAGATGTCAATTGGGGCATCCAGCAGACGCGCGACATGTTCCCGCTGCTGTGGTTCGACGATGAGCACACAAAGCCCGGTATCATCCACATCGAGAACTACCGCAAGAAGTGGAATGACCGGCAGGCATGCTGGTCGACCGTGCCCGACAAGGCTGGCGGCCACTCCGAAGCGGCCGACGCGCTGCGCCAGCTCGCGCAGGCGTTCGCCGGTGGCTTGATCAACGTGAACAGGGGCGCAGCCAAACGCAAGCGCCCAAACTCCTGGAGAATCGCATGAGCGAGCGCAAACACTTCCTTGACCTTACCCGTTGCCACTTCACGCGCAACATCGGGGACATCACGCTCTACGGCACGTGGGTGCCGCGAGGCGACGACGACCACACCGAGCCGGCGCTGGTGCTCATGTCGCGCCGCTTCGGCGGTAAGCCGTGCTGCGTGGCGCTTTCGAGCGCATACCTGTACAATGACCCCCGTTATTTGGCCCGCGCGGCGCACGAGTTCGCGCAGGGCATGGGGTTCGAGCCGGGTTTGGCGCTGACGCACCGGATTGCGAACATCATCCACGATCACCTGCAAGACCTGATCGAGATGCCGCCGGAGCCGACGCAGGCTGTTGTCGTGGCCGATGCCACCGTGAGCGTCGACGGCCGCAAGCGATCCGTGGAGATCGTCAGCCACGAGCAGGCCCCGCTCTAATCGCCTGGAGGCAGAGTGTTCGACCTTAACGACGACCAGAACACGCGGCTGATCGCTGATCATCCCGAGGCCCGGATGCCCACCGAGGAGCCGGGCAAGGATGACGCGCCGCCATCGCATGCCCTGGACAGCGATCCGATGAAGGAGCTGCATCGTCGTCTCCGGTCGTACCTGCACCAGGAGCTGGACCGCCAAGCCGAGAACCGCTTTCAGATGGCGGTCGACGAGGACTACTACGACAGCATCCAGTGGACGGAGGCCGACGCCCAGGTGCTCAAGGAGCGCGGGCAGGCGCCGCTCGTCTTCAACGTGATCGCGCAGTCGGTCAACTGGATCATCGGCAGCGAGAAGCGCGGGCGCACGGACTTCAACATCCTGCCGCGCAAGAAGGCCGACGCGAAGCCGGCCGAAGCAAAGACCAAGCTCCTCAAGTACATGTCGGACGTCAACCGACTGCCGTTCCACCGCTCGCGCGCGTTCGAGGATACGGTCAAGGTCGGCCTGGGCTGGGTCGAGGACAGCTACGACGACAGCACGGACGGCGAGCCGATCTACTCGCGCTACGAGAGCTGGCGCAACGTGATCTTCGACAGCGCGTCGACCGAGCTGGACGGCAGCGACATGCGCTACATCTTCCGGCCGAAGTGGCTGGACGTTGACGTGGCGTGCGCGCTGGTGCCCGACCGCGCCGACGAGATCAAGAAGGCGGCCGTCGCCGCCGAGCGGTACGGCAACTACTCGGAGGAAGACGGCGACGAGGCCATGGATTGGGCCGAGTTCGACCGCGACACCTACAGCCAGTCCCGCACCGTCTCGACCCACAAGCGCCAGCGCGTGCGCCTGATCGAGTGCTGGTACCGCATGCCGATGCGCGTCACCAAGTTCCTGAGCGGCGACCTGCGCGGCGAGATGTTCGACGAGAGCAACCCGGCGCACGTCGAGGCGCGGGACAGCGGCATGTACAGCCTGGGCGAGCGCGTCACCATGCGCGTGCGCGTGGCGATCTTCACCAGCCGCGACATGCTGTTCGAGGCCGCCAGCCCGTTCCGCCACAACCGATTCAGCCTCACCCCGATTTGGGGCTTCCGCCGTGGCCGCGACAACCTGCCATACGGCGTGATCCGCTGGATGCGCGACATCCAGGACGACATCAACAAGCGCGCGAGCAAGGCGCTCTACATCCTGTCGTCCAACAAGGTCGTGATGGACGAGGGCGCGGTCGAGGACATCGAGGAGTTCCGCGAGGAGGTCGCACGCCCGGATGCCGTGCTCGTCAAGAAGCCGGGCAAGCAGATCGAGCTGAACGTCGACCGCGAGCTGGCCGCCGCTCACATGGACATGATGAGCCGCGACATCCAGATGTTGCAGCAGGTCGGCGGCGTGACGGACGAGCTGATGGGGCGCTCGACGAATGCCGTGTCCGGCGTGGCGATCCAGGCCCGCCAGGAGCAGGGCACGGTCGCCACGAACAAGCTGTTCGACAACCTGCGCTTCGCCGTTCAGATGCAGGGCGAGATTCAGCTGTCCCTCATCGAGCAGTTCGTGACGGAAGAAAAGACCTTCCGCATCACCAACGAGCGCGGCAAGGCCGACTTCATCACGGTCAACGACGGCCTGCCGGAAAACGACATCGTGCGCACGAAGGCCGACTTCATCATCGGCGAATCGGATTGGCGCGCGACCTACCGTCAGGCAGCATCCGAGCAGCTCTCGCAGATGATCATGAAGATGCCGCCGCAGGTGGGCCTCGTGATGCTCGACCTGTGGGCCGATTCCACGGACCTGCCGAACCGCAACGAGATCGTGAAGCGCATCCGCCAGATCAACGGCATGCGCGACCCCGACGCGACCGAGCCGACGCCCGAGGAGATGCAACAGCAGGAAGCCGCTGCCAAGCAGGCCCAGGCGCAAGAATCGATGTTCATGGCCGAGCTGGCCGAGAAGCAGGGCAAGGCCGGCAAGGCCCAGGCCGATGCCGTCGCCGCGCAAGCGAATGCAGACCTGCGCGCCGCCCAGGCGGAACAGGTGCGCCGCCAGACGGTCAACACCAACGTCACGTCGATCGCGGCGGCCATGGAGGCGGCCACGGCCATCGTGACCATGCCGACCATCGCCAAGGTCGGCGACGCGGTGCTGGTCGAGGCCGGCTACGAGAACAACGGCATTGCGCCGGCGGGTGGACTGCACACGCCAGCGCCGCAGCAGGCGGTGAACCCGGCAGCGCAAGGGCTTCCGCCACAACAGCCGCAACCGCAACCGCCCCAGGAGCCGGCCGTGTCGCCGTCTCCCGAGCAGTTGAATGGTGCGGCACCGAGCAATACCGGCGAACCCGTGACGCCGGATCAAACTCTCCAACAGTGAAGGGACTGAGATGACGACCAAACACAGCGACGAACTGCTTGACGGCCTGACGCCCGAGGAGCTGGCTGCGCTCAACGATGACGACGGTGGCGCTGCCGGCGGCGAAGACGGTGGCGCGGGCGGCGATGATGGCGCCGGAGAAGGAACAGGCGAAGGTGCTGGTGCCAAAAACGCCGGCGGCGAGGGCGATGACGGCGCCAATGCTGGCGCTGGCGCTGGTGCCGATGCCGGCGCAGGTGGCGAAGATGGCGGCGCTGGCGCGGGCGAAGGTGGCGGGGAAGGCGACGGCGGCGCGGTGGACACGGGCAGCAAGTCGATGCCCGTCTACGTCGCTGAGGTGCCGGAAGACGCCGACGCCAAGCTGAAGGGGCTGGCCGACAAGCGGGCCGACCTGCGCAAGCAGTACGACGACGGCGACATCACGTTCGACGAACTCGAATCCGCGCGTGACGAGATCACGAAGGAGGAGAAGGCGATCGAGCGCGCCCAGCTCAAGGCCGAGATGGCGGCCGAGATGCAGCAGCAGCAGACGATCAACGACTGGAACCGCGACGTCAACTCCTTCCTGGACGCCAACCCGGAATACCGCGCCAGCGACGTGCGTTATCAGGCGCTCGACATGATGGTGCGCAAGATCGGCGGCGCTCCTGAAGCGGCGAAGATGACCGGCCCGCAGGTGCTCGCCAAGGCGCACGAGGAGCTGCAAAAGGCGTTCGGCGTGGCCGCGCCGGCGAAGAAGGACGAGGGCAACGGCAAGGGCGAGAAGAAGCCGCCCCCGAAGGTCGACGTTCCGCCGACGCTGGGCAAGCTGCCGGCCGCCGAGAACAACGACACCCAGGGCGGCAAGTACGCCGCGCTCGACCGACTGCTGGAAACCGATCCGCTCGCTCACGAGGATGCGCTGGCGAAGATGTCGGCCGGCGAGCGCGACGCGTATCTGGCAGCGCGCTAAACCATCCGGGGGAATATGGGCACGCTACGCATCGACCTGAAGCCAGGGGAGAGCATCGCCATCGGCGACTACGCCGTGGTGACGCTTGAGGAAAAGAGCGGGAAACTGGCTCGGCTGGCAATCCAGGCCGATCGTAAAGTGCCGATCCGCCGGACAGGCCAACATAGCGCGGCGCAGATTGCCGCGCAGGTTGGAATCACAGGAAAATCCTAAGCAACCCTTGCAAAGTCGCCGTGAAGTCTCTCGGCGGCTTTCTTGTATGCTTCATGCGCATCCTTTGGGTCGCTGAAGTATCCGAGGAACATCAGTTTGCCATTGCTGCGGATGCTGGCCTCCCACTTTCCGCGCCGCTTGCTCCAATGCACGCCTTTGTAGCCGGACCTGTTGCTGTCGAATATCCCGCGATTCGCCATGTTCTGCCCATGGCTTGCATCTCTCAGGTTATCGATTCTGTTGTTTAACTTGTCCAAATCCCTGTGGTCGATTTCTTCAGGGAGGTAGCCGTGATGCAACAAGAAAATCACCCGGTGAACTAGGTGCGACTTGCCGTCAAACCACACGCAAAGATAGCCCTTGCTGTTTATCGTACCCGTGATCTCAGTTCCGGCTTTTAGAGTGTGGCGATCGACTTTGCTTACTAGCTTCCCGTCGCAATAGCCAAATAGCTCGCGGATGCGAGCCTGGGTAAGTTCCACAATGACTCCTTTGTGGGGCGACCTTGTAGGAGTGGCAAGCGGATGGTCCGTCCGCTGTTCGCTCCGTCGAGCTAGCCACGAAACAAGTATATCAGTCGTTGTTGCAAATCAGAACGACCGGTAATAAAATCGGACCAGTCGACCAACGCAGGAGTGTGGGTTGATCCCTATCAACCATTAGGAGCACACTCCCATGTCCAGCACCGTTATCGCGTTCGGCGATCCCAAAGCTCAGAAAAAATGGAGTAGCGAACTCGCCGTCGACATTCGGAAAAAGAGCTACTTCGAGTCGCGATTCATCGGCACCAGCGAAAACGCCGTCATCCAGCGCAAGACCGAAGTTGAGAGCGACGCCGGCGACCGCGTGTCGTTCGACCTGTCTGTCCGTCTGCGCGGCCAGCCGACGTTCGGTGACGATCGCGTCGAGGGCAAGGAAGAAAACCTCAAGTTCTACACCGACGAAGTGATCATCGATCAGGTGCGTCACTCGGTGTCCGCTGGTGGCCGCATGTCGCGCAAGCGCACTGCGCACGACCTGCGCAAGACCGGCCGCGACCGCCTGGGTGACTACTTCTACCAGCTCACCGACGAACTGTTCTTCATGTACCTGTCGGGCGCGCGCGGCATCAACAAGGACTTCATCCTGCCGACGTCGTTCACCGGCTACGCGAAGAACCCGTTCAACACGCCGGATGCAGCTCACCTGCTGTACGGCGGCGTGGCGACGAGCAAGGCCAGCCTCGCCAACACCGACACCATGTCGCGCGTGGTGATCGAGCGCGCCAACGTGCAGGCCACCATGATGCAGGCCCAAGACCCGGAAACGGCGAACATGGTGCCGGTCAGCGTGGAAGGCGAAGACCGCTACGTGTGTGTGATGTCGCCCTTCCAGGAGCACAGCCTGCGCACGTCGGACGCCGCCGGCTGGCTGGAAATCCAGAAGGCCGCCGCCGCTGCTGAAGGCCGCAACAACCCGATCTTCAAGGGTGGCTTGGGCATGATCGGCAACACGGTGCTGCACTCGCACCGCAACGTGGTTCGCTTCAGCGACTACGGCGCGGGCTCTGACCAGCCGGCTGCGCGTGCGCTGTTCATGGGTCGTCAGGCTGCTGTCGTGGCCTACGGCACCAAGGGCGGCCTGCGCTACGACTGGCAGGAAGAGACGAAGGACTACGGCAACGAGCCGACCGTCGCCTCGGGCTTCATCGCTGGCATCAAGAAGACGCGCTTCAACGACCGCGACTTCGGTGTGATCTCGATCGACACCTACGCCAAAGACCCGAACCCGAACAACCCGGCTTAACCGGATCGGACGCAAAGGCTGGCGGCTTCGGCCGCTGGCTGTAGCACCGTGCAATCCACCTTCTCAGGAGCAACATCATGGCTTTGATCCAATCCGATTTCGCGCAGGGCATTCGCATGACGCCCGTGCCCGATTGCGCTGGCGACGTTACCGCCTGCCGCTTCGACATCACGCTGAAGAACGCGCCGGCCGCTGGCGACATCATCGAGCTTGGCGTTCTGCCGGGCAACGCTGTCCCGGTGGAGGCGATCCTGGACGTCGACGATCTCGACACCGGCGGCGCGCCGACCATCACGCTCGACGTCGGCATCATGTCCGGCCCGGTCGGCAAGAACGACCCGGCGCGCACCTGCGGCAACGAGCTGTTTGCCGCGTCGACTGTCGGCCAAGCCGGCGGCGTCGTGCGCGCAACGGCATCGAGCGCCTTCCGCATCCAGAAGGCGGAAGATCACCGCTCGGTGGGCGTGAAGGTCGCCGCCGGCCCGGCCACGGGCGCCGCTGGCAAGACGATCGCGCTGATCCTGTTCTACGTGCAGGGCACCAGCCAGTAAGCGACGGGCGCAACGGCGGGGGCTTCGGCCCCTGCTTTTCCAACTGAGGGATGATCATGCAGATCGAATGCATTCTGAAGCGCCAAGGCGGAACGAAAGTGACGCTCGAAGGCGTCGAATACCACTTCGCGCCGCTGGAGGATGCCGCGCACGTCGCTGAAGTCGAGAGCGAGCCGCACTGCAAGCGCCTCCTGTCGATCCCGGAGGCGTACCAGCCGTATCGCCCTGCCTCGTCGACAGGCGCGCCGCAGACGCTCGTGCCGGCCAACAAGCTGACCAACGCCGAGACGCTGCTGGGCAGCGACGTCCACCCGGCAGTGATCGACCTGGGCGACAGCCGCACCGTGCAGCTCGGCGATGTCGTTGCCCGTGCGCATTCCGCGTCCGGCCTGACCGTCGAAGAGTGGAACGCGCTCGACGCGGATGCCCGCCACTCGCTGATCGACGCCATGCTCGACACGATGGCAGACGAGATGCCGCAGGCGCCGGACCGCGCCGCGCTGGCCGAGCAGTACAAGGCCAAGTTCGGCAAGGCTCCGCACGGCAAGTGGACCGTCGAAACCATCCAGCAGAAGCTCGCTTCGGGCGAGGCATAAGCTATGGCATTCCCCGCCAGCGTCGTGCTCTCCCGCGCCGCGACCTTGTTGCAAGACGAGGATCACGAGCGCTGGACGGTGGATGAGCTGCTTGAGTGGCTCACGGATGGCACGCGCGAGATTGTCGTGCGCAAGCCGTCCGCGTACATGAAGACGACGACCGCAGCACTGGCCGCCGGCTCGAAACAGGCGTTGCCCGAGGACGCGATCCAGCTGATCGATGTCCCGCGCAACCTGAAGGCGGACGGATCGCCGGGCCGCGCTGTCACGGCCACCGATCGCCGCCTGCTGGATACCGAGAACCCGGACTGGCACAGCATGAAGCCGGCCGGGCAAATCCGACACTACACCTACGACAGCAACGTTCCGAACGTCTTCTACACCTATCCGCCGGCCGCCGCCGGCGTGCAGGTTGAGCTGGTCTGCGCGTGGCGGCACCCCGCGCTGACGACGCAGAATGACGTGGTGCAGATGGGCGCTGAGTTCGTCAGTGCGCTGGTGAGCTGGTGCCTGTACCGCGCATCGAGCAAGGACAGCGAGTTTGCGAACGGTGCCGTGGCCGCCGCGCACTACAGCGCGTTCGCTGACGCGCTCGGCATGCAGGCCACTGGCACGCCGACAACCCAGGCCGCCGCCGCTGCTGCCGCCGCCGGAGCCGCGCAATGAAGCCGCTCGACGTGTTCATGCCGATCATCCACCGGTTTGCGCCCGGCTGCCCGGAGCCTACCGCGTTCGCCGCGATCCGCGAGGCGGCCATCAAGTTCTGCGAGCGCACGCGCCTGTGGCGCTGCGACGATGAATTCGACGTGACCGCCAACGAGTGCGCGGATGTCGCCGTGCCCTATGGCGCTGCGCTCTACGAGATGGAGCTGGTGCAGTTCAACGGCCGCGACCTTCGCCCCGTGTCGACGCAATGGCTCGACGAGCAGGCGCCTGAATGGCGGACAAACACGCAGGCCAGTCAGGCGCAGTACGTCACGCAGTACAGCGAGGACACGCTGACTTTCTACCCGCCTGACAACGGGCGCGTGAAGGTCTACGGCCTGCTGAAGCCGACGCTGGATGCCGACAGCCTGCCGGATTTCATCGCCGACAAGTACCGCAAGACGATCGCGGACGGCGCGCTCTCCGAGCTGCTGATCATCCCCGGCAAGACCTGGATGAGCGCGGACCTTGCTGTGTTCTTCGGCAGCCGGTTCGACCGCGAGCTGGACCGCCTTTCCACCAAGACCATCAAGGGCCAACAGCGCGCACCTGTGCGCACGAAGGCACAATTTTTCTAAGGAGCTGTCATGGCCGCCGCATCCACCTACACCGAGAACAACATCCTCAATGCGCTGCTGCGTGGCGTGGCGTTCCCGCTGCCAGCCAAGACCTACGTGTCGCTGCACACTGGCGACCCAGGCGTCGGGGCCGGCGCCAACGAGGTCAGTCTGAGCAACTGGCCGGCTTACGTGCGCCGCGAAGCCGAGCAGGGCGGGGCGATCGGCTCGGGCTGGACGCCGGCGGCCGGCGGCCAGACGAGCAACGTCAACCAGCTCACGTATCCCGCCAACAATGGCGTGGCCGCTGTGACCGTGACGCACTACGCTGTGTTCGACGCGTCCACCGGCGGCAACCTGCTGTTCAAGGCGCCGCTGACCGTCGCGCGCACGCTCCAGGTCGGCGACGTGTTCGTGTTCGACGTCGGTAGCCTGACGGCCCAGGCGTCGTAACGAACGATGCGCTACGCGCTCAACACTGTCCCGATCAATGGCTGGGAGACGCATCTCGGCCAGGGGACGGCTGCGCTCGCGGCCGACGCCACGGGTGTGGCGACGCCGGTAGCGCAGGGGGGCGGCGTAGCGCCTATCATGCTCGATGGTGCCGCACTCGGAAACATGCGGCAGGTGCTATACGGGGCCGCGCAGCTTGGTGTCGATGCATACGGCTTCGGTCGCATTGCAGGCCACGGCGGCCTGGGCCTGATCGGCCTGGATGCCATGGGCGCGGCGAAGCTGATCGCAAAGCCAACGGCATCGTCTCAGATCGACATCGGGGCGGCTGGCGATAGCAAGATTGCCATGCTGCTGAGTGGAGCGGGACGCATCGACCTGACTGGCTCGGGTCTCTTGGAGGCTGCCATGTTGGGTTCTGGCATCGGAAGTATCGAACTGTCTGGCTCAGGCGACGCGCGCACGCATCACCCGGTCTACGGGGGCGGACGCGCCGACATCCTGAGCAACGCGACCGGCCGCGCCGTCACGATCGGCAAGAACAGCGGCGCCGCGAGCATCGCCATGGAAGCGCAGGGGCTAGGCCGCCTGGGCGCGCACGCCTACGGCGCTGGTGCCGCGCAGGTCGTCATGGACGGCCGTGGCGTGCCGCGCAGCTACCGCGTCATCTACGCCGGCGGCAGCGCCGTCATGTCGCTTTCCGCCGCGCACCAGATCACTGCCACCATCTCCGGACCGTTCGAGCCGGCGCCTATCGAGCGTCAGCTGTTCGTGGAGGATGACAGCCGGACACTCGTGGTGTCGAGCGATGGCGACCGCGTGCCGGGCGGCCAAGTGCTGCCGCGCTACTCGGATGGCACCATCGCGCTCGATCTCATTCTTGACGCTGGCCGGTATGGCGAGGCCAGCACCACCGGCGCGATCGATCGACTGGATCAGATCGTTGGCGCCGACATGCCGAACAATTCCTGGGGGAACCCGTGACCGAATCACTGAACAGCCGCGTCGCCAAGTTCGACGAGATCGTCACCAACGTTGACACGTGGGTGAAAGGCGGGAGCGCCGACACCGTTGATTTCGGTGGCGGCCCGGTCGATTCGCCCGCAAAGCTCATCGAGGGCCAGCGAACAGACATCGCTGCTGCTGCTGCGGCGCTGATCTCGCAGAAGGACGAGCAGATCAACCAGCAGGCGAACGGCGTGCTGGCGCAGGCGAACGCGGCGGCCAGCAATGCAAACGGCAGCGCTGGCGCGGCGTCGGCGAGCGCAGCGAGTGCGGCAGCGTCGGCGGCCAACAGCGCTGCGAGCGCGGCAGATGCCGCCGCATCGTCGGCTCAGAAGTTCGTGACGTCGGCTGGCGCGGCGAACCAGAAGCCGAACACGTCCTACACCTACATCAACCCGCTGTCGCGCGTGTGCACCATCACCGGCGGCGGAGACGGCTCGAACTTCCAGATGATCGGGTACGGCCACAACCGCCAGAAGTTTCTGGGCGCGGCCACCACTGGCGTCTGGAACTACCTGCCGGTCAACGGCATCGCCAACCTGAATTTCTACAGGATCGCGGGAGATGGCACTCGCACAAAGCTGACGTACACATCCGGCACTCCGACCGGTAATCAGTGGTCCGGCACCGTGGGCGCCAGCAGCGTCACCTGGACGCTCGGCACGGCCCTGGACACGTTGAGCAAACTGTTCGTTGAAGACCCATTTGCCACGATCCCGACGACGGGCACGCAGCCTGACTACTCCTGGATCGGCGGCGGCTATGACAATGTGGTCGATAGGGGCGTGATGCAGCATGTCACGGGCGCGCACAATCGCGTGCTCGACGGCGACCACACCACGATGCTGGGCGGCAGCTACCACACCAACGACGGGGGCAGCTACAACGCATTCTGCGGCGGCACCGACAACTGGAACGGATCGGGCGCCACGCTGGGCAGCGGTCACTTCGGCGGGCTGCGCAACTATTGCAACGGCGCCACCTCTGGCACGACGTTCGCGCAGTCCTGCAAGGTGAACTCTGCGTACAGCTGGACGCACGGCTACGGGAATACTGCCAATGGCACCGCCGTCTCCATCGGCGGGCGAAACAACACCGCATCCGGGTCGGACTCGGCCGTCTTCGGCAACGGCAACACCAGCACCGCGAACTACTCGTTCGCCATCGGCAACGGCAACACGGTCGGCCATCACTACGCCCGCAGTCTGGGCGGGTACAAGGGCAGCACGCTGTATCAGGGTGAGCTGCTGGTCTGGGCGTACCGCGACACGTCGGTCGGCACGAACCCGTTCGTGAGCCGCCGGCAGGTCCCGCTGTCCGTCGTCACCAGCACCACCGCATCGGCACTGCTAGCCACGCTGGACGGCATCACCAACCTCACGATGCCCGTCAGCACCGCCTGGAAGTGCACGCTGGAGGTGTTCGCGCGCAGCACGGCCCTGCGGTGCGCCGCGTTCGAGCTGAAGTTTCGGGCCAGCACCAATTCATCAGGCACTCTGATCCTGGGCACGCCGACCGTGGTCTGGTCCGACGTGGACGCGAATTTCGGCACGGCTGCCAACGCTGCCTCGGTCTCGGTAGTCGCCAACGGCAATGCCATCAACTGCGTGGTGCAGCCACGGGTCGATTCTCCAGTCGGCGCAAAATGGGGCGCCGTGCTGCACATCAATGAGGTGAACTGATGCTGGGTATCGTTCAGAAAACGGCCACGGAACAGCTCGACTACGACATCGATTTCGCGCGCTGGATGCCTGACGGCGATGTGCTCCAGTCGGCTGGCGTCGTTATCACGCCGGACGACGGCACGCTTACCTCGCCGGCCTACGATATCGACGGGACTGTCGTGAAGGTATGGCTCGCCGGCGGCACGGCTGGAGCCAGCTACAATGTCGACGTGACAGTCGCAACGGCCGCCGGCCGCATCAAGGAAACCTGTTTCAAGACTCGCGTGAGGAGCTGCTGATGGCTGCCGTTCAATTCGCAAACAACGCTGCTAGCCGTCTTGTCGGCCCGCTGGCGCCTTCCGGTACGTCATTGACGGTCACGCCTGGGGATGGAGCGCTTTTCCCGACGCTAGGCGCTGGCGATTGGTTCATGGCAACGCTCATCCGATCGGATGGCGCGCGCGAGATCGTCAAGGTGACGTCGCGCACGGTGGACGCCATGTCCATCACGCGCGCGCAGGAGGGCTCGTCTGCGCTGTCGTTCAACCCGAACGATCGCATCGAGGCGCGCCTGACCGCTGGCGAACTCGGCGACTTCCGTGACGGCATCGCGTCCGCACAGAGTGCCGCCAGTGCCGCGCAGGGCACGGCCGATGGCAAGATTTCCAAGGCTGGCGACACCATGACCGGCAACCTCAACATGGAGGGCGCCGCGCCGATTATCACGTTCCGCGAGACGGATCAGGCCGCTCCGGCGGGGCGCTGGCGCCTCGTGGCAGATGGCGGAAACTGGTCGTTGCGCCGGAGCACGGCGGGCGAGTTCGCCTCCGAGAACAGCACGATGTGGTTCGGTCCGGACGACAGCGTGCACTTCTTGAACGACATTCTGATCGGCCGTGGCAACCTGGGATCGGTGTATGACGCGCTGGCGAGCAAGGCCACCAGCGCGGCTCTGGCGAGCGGACTGGCCGCCAAGCCTGATGCGGATGGTGTTTCCGTTACTGGTTTCGTCAACGGCAATTTCTACGAGCCGTATTTCCGCAAGTCCTCTGACAACACCGTTCGGCGTCTCGTGGCGAACACCAGTGCAAATGGGATCGCCCTGTCGTGGTCTGGATCGTTTCTGAGCCGAACGATCGACAACACGGCCACTGCGACGATCTGGGACACCGCAAATGCGCCCGGCGCTGGCACCACCAACCTCGACAAGACATTCTACTGCGGCGACGGCACGCGCATCGGGCGCAGCTGGGTGCCGGGCAGCGGCTTCCTTTCGATCACGGTCGACGGCACCAACTACGGCATCTCGATCAGCGCTTCCGACGAGCGTCTGAAGCGAGAGATCGCCCCGAGCGAGGCGAGCGCGCTGTCGAAGCTAGGCCGCATTGAGCTGTTCAGCTTCCGGTACAAGGAAGGCAATGCTTTCCTGGACCCGTCGCAGCACCACGATATCGGCTTCATCGCGCAGCAACTCGCCAGCGTTGACCCTACGTTCGTGGCCGGCGGCGGCGAAACGATGCTGTCCCCGAACCTTCAGCCCATCGTGGCGACGCTGGTGAAGGCGGTGCAGGAGCTGCGGTCACAGGTGGACGCCCTCAAGGCCCAGGTGGGCGCATGATGACCATCCCCTCGCACTTCGCTCGATCACGCAAGGAGCCTCCGACCAAAGGCTTCTGTGTGATTTCGACTATTGCGAGGGGATTATGGCTATCAAGCTGTCCAACAATGCAGTGTCCCATCTTGCCGCCGAGCTGGCGCAGGGCGACACCCAAATCATCCTGACGCCGGGCGAGGGCAGCATGTTCCCGACACTCGGCGCCGGAGACTACTTCCAGGCCACGCTCGCGAAAGCATTCGGCCAATACGAGATCGTGCGCGCCACTGCGCGCGACATCGACACGCTGACCGTGCTGCGAGGGCAGGAGAACACCCAGGCGCTGCACTTCGCAGCCGGCGATCGTATCGAGCTGCGCGTCACGGCGGGGGTGTTGAATGCGCTCGCCGACGCGGTTCGCCAGATTCGTCCCAAGCCGGGAGACATCAAGATGTGGAGCGGCGCGGTCGCCAACATCGCTGCCGTGCATGGGTCTGGATGGCAGCTTGCCGATGGGACGAATGGGACCATTGACCTACGGGACCGGTTCATCGTCGGGGCGGGTGCATCCTATGCGCCTGGGAACACCGGAGGAGCCAACACCGTCGCGATTTCCGCAGAGCAGATGCCGCAGCATAATCACGGGGTCAATGACCCCGGCCACAATCACGGCGTCAACGATCCGACGCACGCGCATAGCGTCTACGACCCTGGACACTCGCACGGCCACAACACGGCGGCGCTGACTCCATCGAGCACGGGCGGCGGCGCGTTCCAGATCAACGGCTATGCCGGCGGCACGATCAACGCTTCCGCCACGGGGATCGGCATCTACGGGGCTGCTACGGGCATCAGCATTCAGGGCGCGGGGACTGGCATCAGCACGCAAAATTCCGGCAGCGGCGCCGCACACGAGAACCGACCGCCGTATTTCGCGCTGGCGTTCATCCAGTACACTGGCGCTGGTGTGATTGAAATCTAGGGCAACATGACATGACGACGCTGAAGTTGACCGCTTACTCTGGTGAGGTGCCGCGCACGCTGCCACGGCTCTTGGCCGACACCGCGTCGCAACGCGCGCTCAACGTGCGCCTGGACAACGGCGGCCTCACGCCGACGCGCCAGCCTCGATTCGAGGCCAACATCTCCGTCGACAACGCCAAGACCATCTACAAGCACAACGGCGCGTGGCTGGCGTGGCAGAACGTGGTGCACGCCGCGCCCGGCCCGGTGGCCCAGGACCGCCTCTACTACATGGGCGACGGCAAGCCGAAGATGATCGTCGACGGCACCACCTATGACTTGGCTGTGCCGATGCCGACTGCCGCGCCCGCGCTCACCGTGACCGGCACGGGCACTGGCAACGTCACCAGCATTGCCTACGTCTACACGTTCGTCACCGCGTTCGGCGAGGAATCTGAGCCGTCCGCGCTCTCCAACGTCGCGGGCTGGCAGAGCGGCCAGACGCGCACGCTGACGGGCATCCAGGCGCCGCCGGCGGGCCGCAACATCACCAAGCAGCGCTTCTACCGGTCGCAGACCGGCAGCGGTGGCACCGATCTGTTCTTCATCGAGGAGCGCGCCGCGTCGGCGGCCAATTTCGTCGACACGCACGCGACCAACGACTTCGGCGAGATGCTGCCGTCGCTTGAATACAACGCTCCGCCGGACGGCCTGAAAGGGCTGATCTCGCTGCCTAACGGCATGATGGCCGCATTCACAGGCAAAGACCTGTATTTCTGCGAGCCGTTCATCCCGCACGCGTGGCCCGAGAAGTACATCCTGACGATGGATTACCAGATCGTGGCGCTCGGCGCCTACGGCACCACGATTGTGGTCATGACCGAGGGTCTGCCGTACATCGTGTCGGGCACCGCGCCGGAGAACATGCAGCAGCAGCGTGTCGAGCTGAACCTGCCGTGCATCAACGCGCGCGGCGTGATCGACCTGGGCTACTCGGTGGCATATCCGTCGCATGACGGGCTGGTGATGGCTGGCTCCAACGGAATGCAGGTGATCACCGAACAGCTGATGACGCGCAACGACTGGATGAAGACCGGGCCGGGCAACATCGTCGGCGGCCAGTTCAATGGCCGGTATTTCGCGAGCTACGAGTACATCGAGCCGAGCGGCGCCGCTTTCAGCGGGACACTGATTTTCGACACGACCGGCGCAGCGCCCTTCATCATCCGCTCGAACCACAAGGCGGACGCCTTCTTTCACGAGTTGCAAACCGGCGCGCTCTACTTCCTGGTCGGCAAGGAGATTTTCGAGTGGGACGCGCTCGGGCAGGTCAACGAGACGCTGAGCTGGCGGTCCAAGCAATTCGTGCTACCGACGCCGACCAACTTCGGTGTCATCCTGATCGAGGGCAGCACTGCCGCCAGCGAAGAGGAGCAGGCAGCATACGAGGCTGAGCGCCAGCGCATCGAGACGGAGAACGCGACGAACTTCGCGCTGCCGTCCATCGGCGGCGAACTGAATGGCGCTGAGGCCAATCTGTTCGCGGTCAATGGCGACATGATGCAGCGGCTGCCGGATGAGGGGTTCGTGAGCGTGTCGATCTATGCTGACGGCAAGCTGGTCAAGACCGTGAGCAAGATGAACAGGATGGCGCGGCTGCCGTCGGGCTTCCTTGCGCGCATCTGGGAAATCGAGGTCAACAGCAACATCAACATCTCCGACATCGTGCTGGCGACCACCGGCCAAGAACTGAGGAACGTGTGATGGGACGCGGAACGGACAACATGATCGCGCGCAACACGTCCATGCGCTCGGGCCTCGACCCGGCGCAGGCCATGCGCAAGTACGACCGCGCCGTCGAGCAGGTACAGATTCTCGTCGGCGAGCGCGGCCCGAGCGACGGATCGCAGATGGCCGTGCTGCGTGGCGACGTGATGGGTGGCGGCCAGCCCGCCGATCTCCAGTCGACGCAGATCACGGCCGCGCCGACCGCCGCCGACTACAACAAATTGCAGGCGGATATCGCAGCGATCCATTCGCTTCTGTCTGCGATTTACAACACCGTTTCTGCGAAGAAACGTTGACAGCGCCGCAAATCCGCGATTGGCGGAGCGGTACGAAAACCATACAATGGTCGGGTAATTCGACCGTTGCGAGCTATGACCACAAACATCGTTTTCGACGAGGACTACCGGCTGATCGGGTGGGCGGCCGAGCGCATCGGCATCGAATGCTTCTCCCATGATGCGCACGCGATCGGCCTGGAGCGCGACGGCGAGCTGGTGGCCGTCGTCGTCTATGACCGCTTCTCGCCGCACGACTGCCACATGCACGTGGCGAGCGACGGCACCAAGCGATGGCTCGTGCGCGAGTTCCTCGTCGCGTGCTTCGCGTACCCGTTCATCCAGCTCGGCTTGCGCCGCGTCACCGGCCTCGTGCCGGCGAGCAACGCCGCCGCGCTGAAGTTCGACAAGAACCTCGGCTTCCTGGTCGAGGGCTATCACCATCAGGCGCTCGGCGACGACGACCTGATCACACTGGGCATGCTCAGGGAAAACTGTCGCTGGATTCCTAGCGAACATCGGGAGAATACGCATGGGCGGTAAAGGCGGCGGCGACGCACCGGCACCCGATCCGAATGTCGGCGTAGCGGCGTTGAAGAACGCGGAGCTGGGCCAGAACTGGCTCGACTTCGCCAAGGAGCAATTCCAGGTCGGGAACGTCCGTCAGTCGGACATGGATGCGCTGACGAAGCGCGTCACCGAGCAGCAGCTGGCGACGCAGGATCAGTCGAACCAGTGGGCGCAGGAGGATCGCGCCCGCTACAAGAACACGTTCCAGCCGCTCCAGGACGAGTTCATCAAGACGGCGAACGAGTACGACACGCCGGAGAAGGAGGCGCAGGCAGCCGCCGAGGCCAAGAGCGACGTCCAGCGCAATGCAACGCAGCAGCAGGGCGCCGAACAGCGCAACATGGCTGCGATGGGCATCAACCCGATGTCCGGCCGCTTCCAGGGGCAGAGCCGCGCCACGTCGACGCTGACCGCACTGGCCGGAGCCGGCGCGGAGAACGCCGCGCGCGAGAACGTGCGAAATAAGGCGCTGGCGCTGAAGTCCGACGCCATCAACATGGGCAATGGCCTGCCTGCTTCCGCCGCAAGCGCATACGGCCTGGGCCTGAACGCCGGTAACTCGGCGGTCGGCAACACGAGTTCTGCCAACTCCAACTTCTACCAGAACAATGGGATCATGAGTCAGGGCTATGGTGGAGCCATGCAGGGCTACAACAACATGGGTAGCCTGCTGAACCAGCAGTACAACGGTCAGGTCAATGCTTGGTCGGCTCAACAGCAAGCGGGCGCGACAAGCGGCGCGGGCATCGGCTCGATGGTCGGCACGATTGGCGGTGCTGCGCTCATGGTGTTCTAAAAGGGAAAACATGCAGAAGATCATCAGCAATCACAAGAAAATCGCGCTCCAGCTCTCCGGCGGCAAGGATTCGCTCGCGTGCCTGTACATCATGCGCCCGTATTGGGATCGCCTGACGGTGTACTGGCTCAACACCGGCGCGGCCTTCCCGGAGACGGTCGAGCAGATGAAGGCGATCCGCGAGATGGTGCCGCACTTCGTGGAGATCGGCGGTCGCCAACCGGAGGTGATCGAGGAATTCGGCCTGCCGTCCGACATCGTGCCGGTCAACAGCACGCCGGTCGGCGTGACGGCGGCGGGCGCTGGCCGGGTGCTGATCCAGGATCGCTACTCCTGCTGCCTGCGCTCGCTGATGATCCCGATGCACGAGCGCATGATGCAGGATGGTGTCACGCTGATCATTCGCGGCCAGAAGGACAGCGACCGCCTGAAGGCACCGATCAATTCGGGCGATGTGGTCGATGGCATTCAATACCTGCTGCCGATCGAGACTTGGGATGACGATGATGTGCTGTCGTACCTGAATGGGCAGGGCGCGACGCTGCCGCGCTTCTATGAGACGCTGCGCGCATCGCCCGACTGCATCTCGTGCTCGGCGTATTGGGAGGAGGGGCGCGCGGCCTACCTGAAGCAACACCACCCGCGTGAACACGTCATCTATCTGGCACGGCTCGACGCCATCAACGTGGCGGTCAATGAGCACATCGCGGCATTCAATCACGAGGTGAACGCATGAGCTTTTGGGGCGGATTCGCCGGCGGCATGTCCCAGGGCCTCCGGCAAGGCATGGCGATGGGCAAGGACTTGCGCACGCGCATGAAGGAGGACGAGCTGGAGCAGGTGCGCCAGCAGGGCCTCAAGGAGGCGCAGGAGGCGCGCAATGCGGCCATCGCCGACATCGTGAAGCAGAACGGCATCAGCGGCACCACGCAGGCGGCGCCCGCCGCGCCGTCGCAGGATGGCGGCAACGCGCCAGCTCCAGCTCCTGACGCTGCGCCCGCGCCCGCGCCGGTCGAGATTGCGCCGTCGCCCGCGCCCGCGCCGGCTCCGGCGAGCAGCACCGCGCCGTCCGCGAACATCGCGCCGGCGTCGCCGTCTGCCGCCTTTGGCCTGATGGGCACTCCGACTACGGACCGCTCCCAGGCGCTGCCGTCCTTCAGCGTTGGCGGCAAGACGTTCGCGAACCGCGCTGATGCCGAGGCCGAGGCAGGCAAACAGGTGCCGAACGTGGCCGACTACTTCATGAAGACTGGCGTGCCGAAGCTGCAAGAGGCGTACATCGCGCAGGGCGATTTCGACAAGGCGGAATCGCTCGGCAAGTGGGTGGAGTCGCGGCGCGGGCAGGATGCCGTGAAGACGTTCGGCAAGGCCATGACCAAGCTGATGTTCACGAACGACGTGGACGGCGGCGTGAAGGCGCTGGGCGACTACTACAACAAGTTCATCGACGATGGCGTCGACTTCGTGTCGCACGGTGTAGGCGAGGATGGCAAGATCAACGTCACGCTGAAGAACAAGGGCAACGGCACGGAATCGAACATCAGCCTGTCCAAGGGCGATATCCTGCGCATGGGCATGGCCTACGATCCGGCCAAGCTGCACGAAATGGCGCTGTCGCAGGAGGCGCAGAACGTCAAGAACGCGGCCGACGTCGCCAAGGAAGACCGCAAGTTCAAGCGGGACGTCTCCATGCAGGTGCTCAAGGGCAACCAGCAGAGCAAGCTCGAAGATCAGAAGTCGGGCAACCGCATCAGCGAGGAAACGGCCAAGGCGCAAACCGACGTGTCGACGACCGGCGCCAAGGAGCGGGCCAAGGTCGAGGCGCAGGTAGGCGCAAAGGTCGACGCTCTGCGCGCCGCCGGCGTGTCCGACGACTTCATCAAGGAGGCGCTGCCCGGCATCCTGGGCGCGGGCCAGTACAAGCGCGCCACGTCGCCGGAGGAGGCGCGCCGCCTCGCGCACTCCGACCTGATGAAGAACATGCCGGGCTATGCGAACAAGAGCGCAGAGGATCAGCAGAAGATTCTCGACAAGACGATGAGCATCATCTCGGCTGGCGGGAAGCCGAGCCAGACTGGTGTGCCCGATGGCGCTACCGCGCCGGCGAAGGATGCCGCGCCGCCGGCGGCATCGCCGAAGGGCGTCTACGTGCGCGACAAGAAGACGGGCGAGATCAAGCTGATCGATCCGTCGCAACTCGGCCCAGGCCCTAGCCCGGCGCCGAAGCAATCGGTGTACGCGCTGCCCCCGCGCGACAAGTAAAACAGGCCCGTTCATCGGGTACAATCTCGGGACACTGGACACAGATAGAGGCGCTTCGTGGCAGACAACCAACCGTTCTTCGCTCCCCTGTTCGACACCACCGAAGACACGAACGCCTCTATCTACCAACTGCCCCCGCTGCAAGAAGCGCTGAAGTCCGAGCCGGCCGCCGCGCCGGCCGTGAAGTCGCGTGGCATGCCGAGCGCCGCCGACGTATCCCGCCGCGCCGAGGAGCTGGGCATCGACCCCAAGTTCGCGCTCTCCATCTTCAAGCAGGAGTCGAGCGGCAACTTCAACGAACGCGACAGCAACAAGGGCGCGATCGGCGGCATGCAGGTTATGCCCGGCACGTACAAGGCCATGATGGGCACCACGGAAGGCATGCGCGATCCGTGGAACAACCTGGAGGCCGGCCTGCGCTACATCGCCTACGGGCAGCGCGCGCTCGGCACGAAAGACCCCGCGCTGCTGGCGGCCGGCTACCACGCTGGCTATGACCGAAAAGACCTGAAGCAGGGCATCATTCCGGACGTGTCGGATGGCGCGAAGCGCACTCGCGACTACGCGCGCGAGGTTGCCGCACGCGCTGGCGGCTCCGCGCCGGCGGGCAAGGTGGCATCTGCCGACAGCGCAGCGCCTGCGACGCCTTCCATCCCGTCGCTGCAATCCGCGCTCGATGCGCAGGAGCCGGGCCGCTACGAGGTGCTGGCCGATCCGGGCGCCGACGTGCTCACGCGTCTCAACACCGGCGACGACAAGGACCGCTACGAGCTGGCATCGCCCGACGAGATCAGCCGCTTCGAGGCCGGCAAGAAGGAGAGCGTCGGCGACGCGGCGAAGTCGTTCCTCGGCAAATCGCTCAAGGCCGGCATGTACGATCTCGCCGGCGCCGGCGCCAAGCTGCTGGATGCCGTCAACCCATGGACGTTGAGCGAGAGCGACGCCGCCACGCTGTTCAAGAGCGATCCGGCGAAGCTAAAGGACTACCAGGACAACAGCGTCGCCATGATCCTGTCGCGCTTCGCGAGGCGCATGTCGCACAACAGCGAAGATGCGATGAAGGAGATTTCGCCCGGCGCCGAGCTGCGCTACGGGCACAAGGAATACGCCACGACCGACCTGGACAAGGCGGCCTATGCCTCGCCGGTCAAGGTGATCGGTGACGTCGTGCGCAACCTGCCGACGCAGGTGGGCCTCGCCATCTCCGCGTACCTCACGCGCGGCGCCGCCGCCCAGGCTGAATCCCAGGCGCTCAAGGCCGGCCTGACGGCCGAGGCCGCGAAGCAGGCCGCTATCCAGGCGGGTGCGAAGACGATGGCGACCATTGGCGCGGTCAGCGAGGGTGCGATCGGCTACGCGCAGCAGGCGAACCAAGCGCGCGAGGAGGCCGAGAAGGTCAAGCAAGCCGACCTGGAGAAGTCGCCCGAGTACCAGAAGCTTCTCTCCAACGGCTACACGCCGGAGACGGCCAAGCAGAAGCTGGCCGCAGTCACGGCCGAGCAGGCTGGCGTTGTTGCCGGCGTCGTCGACGCGGCTGTGAACAAGGTGGGCGGCCACTTCCTCGGCAAGATCATGACCGAGGGCGGGAAGTTCGTGCCGCGCGTCATGAAGGGCTTCGTCAATGAGGGCGCCACCGAGGCCATCCAAAGCCCTGGCGAGCAGTATGCGCAGAACGCCGCCGTGAAGCGCAACATCAACCCGAACCAAGACCTGAGCGAGGGGGTGCTGGAGAACGCCGTGCAGGGCCTCGTCGTTGGCGGCGTATCGGGCGGCGGCTTCGCTGGTGCCATGGGGCGCGGCCATAGCAGTGCCGCACCAAACAATGCTGCACCGGCAGTGCCTGCCGCGCCTGCTGCACCCGAGAACCAGGCGCCCGCCGCACCGGCTGCGCCCGTTGCCGCAGCTCCTGCCGCGCCGGTGGCCGAGCCGGCCGCGCCCGCCGGCCCGATCGAGCGCGCTGTCGGCAAGGTCGTGCCCGAGAGCAAGCAAGTCGTGGGCGATGACGGCACCGTCTACAACGTCAAGGTCGGCGACAACGGCGTCGAGGTCGCGCCGATCGAGCCTGTCGCCGAGGCCGCTCCTGCGCTGACCGAGCGCGAGAAGGCGCTGCAAGAGATCGGCGACAATGCCGCCAGCGAGAAGCCACCCAAGCCCGAGCCGGCGGCCAAGGTCGAGGAGGCCGCGTCCGCACGCGTTGAGGAGCCGGCCGCGAAGGCGCCCGCCGGCCCGACCGACACCCGCGCGCCGGCCGGAGCCGACCTGTCCGCCATGGACGAGCCGGCGCTGCGCGAGCGCATGAAGTATCTCGCCGGTCAGGCGAAGCGCACGGGCGGCTGGGACAAGATGCTGGTGGCCGAGCGCAAGCGCGTCGAGGCCGAGATCAGCAAGCGCAAGAACGGACAGCCCGCCGCCCAGGTTGAGCAGGCCGCCGAGCCGGCGCCGGAAAAGACCGCCTCCGGCGCGTTCGTCAAGCAGGCCGACGCCAACGACGCCATGCGCACCGCTGCGCGCGAGACCGGCAAGCCGCATCAGGTTGTCGAGCGCGAGGAGGCCGGCCGCGTCGTCTTCGACGTGAGGCCCATGGAGGAAGCCAATGGAGCGAACGCTCGCCGCGCTGAACCTGCTGGAGCGCCTGTCACCGCAGCAGAGCAGGCAAGCGCAGCTCCTGCGGCGCCTGCTGCTGAACGGCCGGCGCGTGCCGCGAAGACTGCGCCCACTGCTGGAGAACCTGGAGCTGCTGCTGGAGAGGCCACCGCTGAGCCGGCTGCACTGACAGTCAAGGCGGCCAGCGGGAAGGTCTATCCGACCAAGGGCGAGCGGCTGCCGAAGGCCGGGGTCGTTCCTGCAAACCTCGGCAACGATGGCATCGTGTACGTCGGCCGTCCGAACAGCCTGCATTTCCATGTTGCCGACAGGCACTCCAAGGCGGCCGGCGGATTCTCCGACACAGGATTCGTCACCCCGGATGGGCAGTACCTCAACCGCGAGGAGGCCCTGGCCTGGGTCAACACTCATGAGGCCAAGGTCAAGCCGTCCGAGAACATGGGCGCGAGCCTCGACGCGATCGACTACCGCGAGCAGGTCCCGGAATCGAAGCGCAAGGCTCCGGAGGCGGCGGAAGACACAGCCGCCAAGCCGGCCGCCGCGCCAGCCGAGGCCGTGAAGTGGTTCGGCACGCGCGAGAAGGCCGAGGCCCACATCGCCAAGAAGGGTATCGCCGACACGCACGATGTCGTGCAGGCGCAGAACCGCCGCTTCGAGATTCATCCGAAGGTGGCCGACGGCTTCGAGCGGTTCGCGCCCGAGACCGGCACGCTCGGCATCCCGCGCGCGGAGATGCCGCAGGTGCCGTCGCAATCGCACGGCGCGCTGGTCAACCACCTGAACGCGCAGGGCATCGAGCACGAGACCAAGATGGTGCCGGCGGACGAGCTGAAGCCGACGCAGGCCGAGTTCTCGCCGGAGAAGGTCGAGCAGGCCAAGGAAGCGAATGGCGACCGCGCCGTGATCGTATCCAGCGACGGCCACATCATCGACGGCCACCATCAGGCGCTCGCGGCCAAGGACGAGGGCAAGGACGTCAAGGCGATCGTGCTGGATGCGCCCGTCGATCAGGCTCTGGAAGCCGTGAAGAATTCTCCGAGCGCCCAGTCCGAGCAGCCTGCCGAGGCCGCGCCAGCGCGTCCGAAGCGCCTGCTTGGCGATGCCAAGGTCGGCGACACCTTCACGCCATCGGGCGATATCGGCTATGCCTCGGGCGGCCAGACCTACCGCGTGGAATCCGTCGACCGCAAGGGCGGCATCACCGTGCGCAACGTGGCGACCGGCAGCGGCACGACCATCTCGCGTGCCGAGTTGATGGGCGCTGAGCGCAAGGGCGTGACGGTCGAAAAGCAGCAGGCCGAGGCCGCGCCGGCCGATCAGACCGCCGCCCCCGCCAATGAATCGTTGTTCGCAGGCAACAAGCTCTTCACCGAGGACAAGGTTGAGGCGGCGCGCGCGCGCATGCGCCGCAAGCTGAAGTCGACGGCGTTCACCGGCCTTGACCCCGAGCTGGTGACGGACGGCATGACGATCGCCGGCGCCTACATCGAGGCCGGCGTGCGCGAGTTCGGCGCCTATGCCAAGGCCATGGTCGAGGACTTCGGCGCCGAGGTGAAACCCTACCTGCTGTCCTTCTACGAGGCGGTGCGGCACTTCCCTGGCCTGGAAACCGAGGGTATGACTGCGCCCCAGGAGGCAGGCCGCCTGCATGCAGAGCTGCTGTCTCAGAACGAAACGGCCCAGGAGGCCCAACATGACACCGAAGCAAATCCGGCACGCCCTGGAGCTGGCGATGAAGGACAAAGCGCCGCAGCAGTTCGCCAAGATGAAGGCGGACGGGACGCTGGCCGGGTATCTGAGCCGGCTGACGGCGGACGTGCAGGCGTCGCAGAGCGAGGCACACGACGCACTGGCGAACGACGCGCAGTTCCAGAAGATCAGCGACCCGCAGACGCGGACGCAGGAAGCCAACAGCCGGCTGAAGGCAGCCGAGAGCGTGGCGCTACAGCAGGCGGTCGAGGAGATAAGCAGCCTGCAAGCCGAGCCGCAAACCACCGAATCCGCCCCGGCGACCTGAAGCGCGAAGGGTCGTGGAAGGACACGGCCGAGCGTGCTTTCGTGCAGGACCGCGATTTCAACCCGAAGGCCAAGAAGGAGGGCGGCCTGTACGTCAGCGACGACGGCCGCCTGATGCAGGTCGAGGACGGCGCGGGCGCGGACCTGACGCACCGCCTCAACTCCGAGGGCAAGCGGATCGAGCTGAAGCCGAAGGAGCGAGCGTGGTTGCGCGGCTGGGTAAGCCTGCGCGACGCGCTGAAGCAGGCGCAGCTCGACCAGCTCACGGATGGCGATTGGCAGGGATCGCTCCAGGCGCTCAACGCCGCATACGACGCGTTCGTCAAGGAACATGGCAACATCCTGGCGTTCTCGACGATCGAGCGCGAGAATCCGGACGGCACCACGACCGTCACGCGCCGCCTGAAGAATGCGCCGCTGATGACGATCGACGCCGAGGGCGCCCTGGCGCACGCGCTGGAGCGCATCAACGAGGACGGCACGATCAGCAAGGGCGCGGTGCTGCAAGACCGCGTGCTGAAGCGCCCGACCGAGCCGGTCATCAACACCACGCAAGACGCCATGTTCGTGGCGCTCGACCGTCACGGCGCGTTCGACGTGGACACGGTGGCGCGCTTGGCTGGCGTGACCCGCGAGCAGGTCAGCGCCGACGCGGCGGCGGCCACGGTCGAGACGGAGGGGGAGAGCGGCGGCAGGGCGAGTACGCCCCAGCAAGCCCAGGAACGTCCTTCTACCGCCGCTCGTGGGCGCGAGGTGAATGCCGATGCAGTTGGCGAGCCTGGGGCTGCACTCGACGCCTCGCGCCACGACTCCAGTGTATCCGATGAAGAAGGCCCTCGCTACAGCGTAGCGCCCGGCATCGACCCGGAGAAGATGGTGCAGGTCGCCAATGCCGATACCTTCGACGTCGCTCCGGAATCGCTCTACGAGACGGCGAACGAATGGTTCAAGAAGAACCTGCAAGGCACGTCCGTGCGCAACGGTGCGCTGGGTGGTGACATCGATTTCTCGCGCGCCGGCCGCTCCAAGATGCTGTCGATTGGCCGCCGCAACCCGCTGCGCATGGCCGTTGTGCGCGCGCTGTCGGACATCGCGCAGAACGCTGTGCCGGTGGAGTTCAACACCGACCGCAAGGGCCGCGAGAACGTGGAGGGCTACACCACGGCCATCGCTCCCGTCGAGATCGACGGCAAGACCTATGCTGTGCTGCTGAAGACCCGCCGCGTCGCCAACGAGGGCGGCCGGAACGTGTTCTACACGGTCGAGGGGTTCGATCTAAAAGAGCCGGGCGACGGCGGGTTTGGACCGCTAACGAAAAATCCGGGGCGCCATTCTACCGTCGCTCTCCAGAATTCGGGTTCTGCCGGGCGCGCGTTCGAGCCGGATTCGCGCACAGCCCCGTCCTCTGGTGAAGTGAAACTAGGCGACCTTATCGCGTCGGTCAACGATGCAAACCGCGCTTTCTCGGTCTCCGGGTCGCCTGCGGAGGCGGGCGCGAAGCCCGCAGCCGGTAGTGTAGTGCCGCGCAGCAACAATGCAAACGGCATAAATGTAACGGAATTGTCTATGACGTTGCGCGACAGCAACGTCGGAGACCTGATCGGCCGCCTGCTGGACCGTGGCCGCGTGGTGCTTCACGATGACGCAGGCAGCCTGCCGGGCAAGAACGCCCCGCGCGGCGTGCAGGCGTCGACCATGCCTGACGGCACCATCCACATGGTAGGCGCCAACCTGAGCACTCGGAGCGCCGTGCCCGTGCTGCTGCACGAGATGTTCCATAGCGGCGTCAAGCCGCTGGTGGGAGAGGCCGCATGGGGCAAGCTGATGACGCGCCTGGATGGGCTGCTTCGCCAGTCGGAGCGCTCGACGGGCCGCGCACGCGAGTTCTACGACGCGGCATCCAAGCGCATGCGGGCGGCGGCGCACGCCGGCGACGCGCGTGTGATGAACGCCGAGGAGTTCGGCGCCTACGCGATCGAGGAATACGCCAGCGCGCCGGCCGCCATCCGCGCCTGGGTCGACGACGTGATGGGCGCGATCAAGGCATGGATGCTGCGTCGCTTCGGCACGCAGCTCGGCGCCGTCACGCCGGCCCAGCTCCGCGCCCTGGCCGTGGCCGCGCTGCGCAGCGAGCCGCGCGCCGGCGGCGACGCGCCGCGCAACTCGGTGAAGGCGCCGATGAATCCGGCCGAGGCTGGCCTGACACCGCCGGCGCCCACGCGCTTCGATCGCTTCCAGGCGGCGGTGCAGGACAACATGAACCGCGTGAAGCAGGTGCAGGAGCGCATCAAGAAGCTGACCGGCCTGAAGGAGCTTGGCTTTTCCGACTACTACCGCGCCGAGGCCAATCGGCCCGGCCGCGTGGCCGCGCGCCTGGAGGATGCGCAAAAGCACCTGACCGGCCCGCTGATGGAGCGCCTTGCCAAATCCGGCCACACGCAAGCGCAGTTGGAGGAGCTGCTGCACGCGCAGCACGCCGAGGAGCGCAACGAGAAGATCGCCGAGATCAACAAGGACATGCCGGACGGTGGCTCGGGCATGATGACGGCCGAAGCCAACGCGATCCTGGAGAAGTACAAGGGCGCGACCGAGCTGAAGGCCATCGCGCAGCAGGCCCGCGACATCGCGCGCGCCACGCTCGACCTGAAGCTGGCCTACGGCCTGATCGACCAGACGACGCATGACACGCTGTCGACCGGCTACGAGAACTACGTGCCGCTGAAGGGCGACGGCGAGTATGGCCCGAAGATCAAGCGCGCCATGGGCCACGAGGAGCGCGCCGAGCACATCCTGGAGAACATCGCGCGCGACTACGACCAAGCCGTCGCGGCCGGCGAGAAGAACATCGCTCGCCAGTCGCTTCTCGCGCTGGTGGCCGAGCACGAAGACCCGAGCCTGTGGACGATAGGCATCCCGCCGCGCGGGCGCCGCATCGCCGGTCAGGTGTTCAACGTTGTTGACCCGAGCCTGCCCAAGGGCCAGCAGACGATTGGCTCGTTCTCCGCGCGCTCGCAGGTGGACGCATTCCTGGAGGGCGCCGGCCCGAAGGCCGCAAGCTATCTCGTGCTGGATTCCGGCGGCGAGCGCGTGCAGCAGTTCGTGAGGCCGTTGCAGGACAACGAGGTGATGGTCTACGTCAAGGGCGAGCCGGTGCGCATCCAGATTTACGACGAGGCCCTGGCTCGCCAGCTCCGGCCGCTCGCCCCGTCCAAGATGATCCCTATGCTGGAATGGATGCGCAGCCTGAACCGCTACCTGTCCAAGATTTACACCGGCTACAACCCGGCCTTCATCCTGCGCAACGCCGCGCGCGATGCGCTGACTGGCACGATCAACATGGTCGGCCACGAAGGCGCGGGCGTCGCCGCGAAAGCCTGGGCGAAGTATCCCGGCGCGGTGAAGGCGCTGGGCCAGTGGGCCGCCACCGGAAACGCGCCGGTGGGCAAGACTGGCGAGTACCTGAAGGAATACCGCATGCACGGCGGCAAAACGGGCGCGTCGTGGATGTCCGACCTGGAGGCCAAGGGCAAGGAGCTGTCGCGCATGTACGAGGACGCCTACGGCGCGAGCGGCTACCTGAAGGACGGCCAGAACCTGAAGGCGGCCAAGGTCGCCGGGCGCAAGATCGTCGGCGGCATGGCGCATGTGGTCGAGATCGCCAACCAAGCCACGGAGAACGCACTGCGCCTGTCGCTGTACATGACGCTGCGCGAGAGCGGTGCATCGCCGGGCAAGGCCGCCCAGGCCGCCAAGAGCGTGACGGTGGACTTCGACCGCAAGGGCACGATGACGGGCGCGCTCGGCGCGGTCTACCTGTTCCTGAATCCGGCGGTGCAGGGCACGGCTAACGCCATGCGCACGCTGGCGAGCGGGGAGCATCGCGGGCAGGCGTTCGCGGCGCTCGGCATGCTGGCGACGCTCGGCTTCTACGCGGCGGCGTCCGGCATGGACGACGACAAGGACCGCTGGCTGGGCGAGGGATGGGATGGCCGCACCAAGAACTTCGTGATGATGTTCGGCGACCACACGCTTAAGGTCCCGCTGTCGCAGGAGTTCACGCCGGCCTATGCGTTCGGCGTGGCGCTCGCTGAGGCGATGCGCGGCGAGGGCGCGATGAAATCGTCCGTCCGCATGGTCTCGTCGTTCCTGGATGCGTATTTCCCGCTGAACGGCGCCTACAACCCGGACAGCGACAACCACGCGGAAGACGCGCTTCTGGCGGCCATGCCTACGATTATCAAGCCGGGCGCGGAGAGTGTATTCAACCGGAACCACTTCGGCAGCCAGATCGTCCCGGAGACCACATCTACCAAGAGCCAGCCCGATAACCTGAAGATGTACCGGGGGACGAAGGGCACGGTGTACGACGCGCTGGCGCAGCAGATCGCGGCAGCTGGCGAGCTGGCCGGCGCGGGCCGCTACCAGAACGACATCACCAAGATCAGCCCCGAGACGCTGAAATACGTCTGGCGCACCTACACCGGCGGCCTGGGCCAGTTCGTGACCGACTCGATCGGTGCGGCCAGTCTCGCCACCGAGCCGGGCGAGATGAGCAGCAGCGACATCCCGATCGCAAAGGACTTTTGGCGCGCCCAGGACGTCAAGCCGATCCGCAGCCGGTACTACGATCTCGCGCGCGAGGCGAAGGAAGCAGCCACGGAATTCCAGCAGGCGAAGAAGGCCGGCGACGGCGAGGCGATCGACAGCATCTTCGCGCGGCCCGGCCAAGCCGAGTTGATCGCGCTCGACAAGATGTTCAAGAAGTCGAGCCACGCCGCCGCAGCGATCCGAGATGAGGAGGTGACGGTGAACGCCGACAAGTCTCTGTCGACGTCCGAGAAGCGCGACCGCCTGAAGGAGCTGGAGAATCAGGAGGAGTCGATCTACAGGGATGCGCTGGACGTCTTCAAGACTTCCATCCCTTCTAAGTAGGGGTTTTGTGTTGTAGATTGCTCGGAGGGAGAGGCTTAGCGAATGGCAAAGCTTCCCCATACCCAGCAGGGTGTAGAAAGCTTGCCATGTTTGCTCTGGCGGAGCCGGCTTGAGCATTCAGGCACCACAGTCGATCGACACCCGCTGTGGCTACTCCAGACTTCGACGACGGTGCGAGTCGTCCATCCCGGGCTCTAGAGCTTTCGCTTCCCACCCTTTGCGCTTGGGCCTTCCTGCGCTACGCCGCGTGCGGAACGTTTGGATACCGATAGCTTCCGCGACGGCTGGACGACAAAAAGCCCGGTGATTAATTGTTGGGCGGGCCTTTGGCGAGGCAACCTGCGCACGCCCCCAAAACACGCGCGCCGATTACACCGCCCAACAATTGATACCGGGCTTGGTGATGCTTTTTGGGGGGTTGCGCTGGACGCCAATCCAGCGAAACCATCATAGCACAAGAAGTCGATGCGTGCGAATTTTACACGCCGTGGCCGCCGACAAAGGCTGGCGGGGAGTCGCCATCTCCAAGCCGCGCATCATCTCCATTGGAAACCATGGAAATCAGAGAGAAGCAAACGACGGCCATGATGGCGATCGCAACGACGAAGTATGTCTTCGGGCAGTGTTCGCCGGCCCAGCTGTCGAATTGCGAGTAGCGCTCGGCGATCTTTTTGGCGATGTGCGAAAGCTTTTCCATGATCTTCGAATTTGTTGGTTGTGAGTTCGTATTCTAGGTGAATTATTTCTTCCTGTGTCGAATTTTCTCCTCGTCTTGACATCCTCCCCGCCCTGAACGGCGGGGCTTGTCGCGCACCGGGTGAACCATTCCGTTCGCAGCTTCTCGGCGTCCGCCAGCAAGCAGTCCACGGCGT